GAATTTTGGAATCATGTAGCATATAGCATAGGAAACACCACATGCTTTACGCGAAATTGACGATAATTTACAAAGTTTAGAAAATGCTTGCCAGCAGGCCCGAAAAGCTCTATAATATACGAGCGATACTATACCAATTTTAAAGAGGATAGATACAATGAAAGCGAAAAAAGTAATAGCTATGTTATTGGCTGCAACACTCTCAGTTACAGCTTTTACAGGATGTTCAATAAATAAAACCGCAACAGTTGCGACATTAGATAAAGAGGATATCAAGCTTGGGCTTGTTAATTTTATGATAAGGTACCAGGAGGCCGGTTATGATGACATGTATATACAGTACATGGGCGAGGGCTACTGGGACAAGACAGTATCAGGCAATATTCACAAGGAAGTTTGCAAAGAATGCTGTAACAGATTACAGTAGGATTGATGCTGCAATCACAGAGTTTCAGAATGCAGGTGGTGCTCCAGGCACTGAGTTTTCTACTCAACCTTTGCATGAAAATGTAGTGGAAGCTACTTCATTTGCTGCACCTACTGCTGACAATGACCCATTAGGAGCAGCAACAGCTCCTACAGCAACTCCTTGGGGTTAATAATATTGTAAAAAAAAAAAAGTTTATTACTATGGCTGTTAGTATTGGTAAACCTAATATCAGATTAGAAGAGATTTTATCAAAGGTATCAGAACTTGATGTCCTGAACCATTATTTTGGGGTGAGTAATATTCCTTGTATAATCAGTTCCCCTTTAAGGACTGATAACCATCCATCCTTTGGTTTTTATAGCATAGATGGTCAAAAGATACATTGGACAGACTTTGCTACAAAAGATAAAGGAGGAACATTTGATTTATTAGGTAAGTATTGGGGAGAGAGTTACAATGATGTGCTTGCACATGTTTGGGAGGACTTATCCAGGATTACTAAGACTAATGGCTATAGTGCATTAGGTAAACCTAAAGTTGTCACTACATTAGGGTTATACAAATCTAACCTTGATTTACAATGTAAGACAAGAGAATGGAGAGAGTATGACCTTGAGTATTGGGCTTCATTTGGCATCACTTTGGAATGGTTGAAATATGCTGACATCTATCCTATATCCTATAAAATAATCATAAAGGGAGAAACCAGAATGGTCTTTCCAGCGGATAAATATGCTTATGCTTATGTAGAATATAAGGAAGGGAAAGTCACTTTAAAGATATATCAACCCTTCAATCAGAAAGGATACAAGTGGTCCAACAGACATGATAGGTCAGTAATTAGCTTATGGACTAAAGTACCTGAATTTGGGGATAGAATATGTATCTGTTCCTCAATGAAAGATGCTTTATGCCTATGGGCAAACACTGGAATACCAGCTATAGCCATTCAAGGAGAGGGTTATGGTATCAGTGATACTGCTGTTAATGAACTCAAAAGAAGATACAAGGAAGTATTTATCTTATTGGATAATGATAAAGCTGGTCTCATAGATGGCAAAAAACTTGCTGAGCAGACTGGATTTATCAATCTTATTCTACCTAAAACAGAGAAGGGAAAGGATGTTTCAGATATGTATTATTATTATGGAAAGGAGTATTTATGCAACACAGTGATGGATTTGTTGAAGAGTGGAGGACAATAGAAGGTTTTGAAAATTATGAAGTAAGTAATTTAGGAAGAGTGAGAAGAGTTGAATACATAAAGCTTTGTGCATGTCTGAAAGGTAGAAGAAGAATGGCTGGTGGATTTCTATGGAGATATAAATAGAGAAACTATCAGCATCCACTGGGTTCACTAATATAGTATTGCCACATTTTGAAGGAGGAAAAGATGTCTCAGACCTCTATAAAACAATAGGAGACAAAGAACAATTCAGAGAAATAATTTTAAGCCTATTTGATAGGTAATGTTTTATCACTAAAAAAAAAAATCATGGAATTTAGAAAAGTAACCATCATCAACAACAAAACTCAGTCTCAAAAAGTTATTCAGGCATCTACTGCAACTACACTGGGTGAGTTGAAAAGAGAAATGAGAGAAGCAGGTATTGAATATGAAGGAATGACATTCTTTGAAGGTCATTTGAGAGCAGAATTGAAAGATGATGCTTCTATCCTTCCTACCAACATTCCTTACAAAGGACAGGTAGTAAATGATTTGACATTCCTGCTGACTGCACCTGAGAAGAAAATCAAGTCTGGTGCAATGTCAAGGGCAGAAACCTATAATGCAATCAAGGCAAGAGGCTTGCAGGATGAATGTGTAAAAATGTTTGGAAAGAACTTCACTATGTGTAAAACTCAGGACTTGATTGACCTGTTGAAGGAAGATAGTGTTCTTAAAGAGGAAAAGAGAGAGGTTGTAAAAGAAAAGGTTGTAAAAGAAAAGCCTGTAAAGGAAGAGAAAGTAGTGGAAGCTGCTGCTTCCTCTGAGGGTAATGTTGCTGGTGCTCTTGAAATCTTACTTGAGGACCTTTATGGTTCTGATGTGATTGAAGAGGGAACCTATGACAGGGCTATGGCTGTATTGAAAGGTACTTCCTATGAAGCACCCGAAAAGATGTCAAGGTCTGAAATCAACAAGATGTTTGACTTTGTTCACTAAGTGGAAACCAGTGAGGGAGGAGGCTGAATAAGCCTTCCCCCTCATTTTTTTTATCATGCAATGACCGAAGAAATAAAGAAACAAGTCCATGAACTACATGATAGTATCATGGAAAGACCAAATCAAATCCTACAGTTCTTTCAAGACTTCTTTGGTGAGGGGAGAGTAGAAATGCAGGGTTTTTACACTAAGGATGAATTATATACATATCTTAGTAGAACCCCCTTGGGAACATTCATGGAACTGAGTGATATAGTAAATTCTTCTGCTTACCAAAACATGAATAAAGAGGACCGAGACTTAGTAAATCTCTTTTGGACAGCAGAAGGTGCTAATAATGAAACTGTTGTAAGTGACTCTGCATTGGCTAAACATTTCTTGCCAATAATAAAGGAGAAGATTGCTAATACTATGTTCAATAACTTATTCATTCTTATTTATTTTCCTACAGTAAGGATTACAAATGAATATGATAAGTATGTAGATATTAAGGAGTTATGGCTTAAAGTTCCTTTCAATTGGATGGGAAAAGGTAAGGGATATTTTGGAGTGAATAGGTCTAATTATCCACTAAACCAATTCAAGCATGGATATATGCACAGCCATGTATCTTCTATTCCAATAGGAGACTTTGAGAAGTTTCAGACACCTTGTACTGGTAGAGGACCTATCAATTCTTCTCTTTCTACATTAGCTATAGGATATGATGAAGCCATTTGGCAGTTATTATGTCTGGAGCTTGACAGGTATGTAAGAGTAGAATCTATTGATGGAGTTCCACACCATAGGCTTGAGAATATTCCTGTATCAGAGATGGGAGATGCTAAGAACAAATTCTCTATGCAATCCCTTAGAGGTGTAATTCCTCGGAGTGGTATCTTTGGAATAGAACAATTCAAGCCATTCATTAAACACCTTCTGGAGACTAAGAAGATTAGGTTCAACTATGTCAATGGAAGTTATGGGTTAGGAATGTCTTTCATTGATACAGTAGTTCTTATCAGCAATGAATTTATCAGTTGGTATAATATTGAGTATAACAAACATACTATTGACATTAGCTATGCTTACCTTGTTAGCAATAGAATTATCAATGAATGTATTATAACCAATGGTAAAGTTTATGTGCCAAAACCAGTCAGAAGAGGCAGTAGTAGTGACTATCAGAGATGTGTAGGAAGGAAAATCTGTACATTCAAAGGTAGGGATATTACCTTGACTATTGATGGAGTATTATCCTCAGAGGAGGAATCTCTCAATAGAACAAGGATACTGAATTTACAATATATTGAAGCTATTGTATGTAGCATATTGAGAATATTAAACTATGGATATGGAAGAGAAGAAAGAAGTGAAACCAGTACTGGAGTTAGTCCACAGACAAGATATATTTAAGATTGTCATTCCAGCAGAGGTTGAGAAAAAGATAAGATTTTTATGCAAGAACATCTGGGATGTAGAATGGTCAGGTGTATTGTTTTATAAAGTTGAGGGAGCTTTTGAAGATAAATCCCTAACTATCAGATGTGTAGATTTGTTCCAAATGGACATTGGTACAAGTGCATACACTGAGTTCAATGTGTCTCCTGATATGGCTACATACATGGTGGACCATCCTGAGTTATTGGAAGAGGGTATATATCAAGGATTAATCCACAGCCATAATAATATGGCTACTTTCTTTAGTGGTACTGATACTGCCACTTTAAGTGCAGAGGGTAATGATATGGCTCACTTTGTATCATTGATTGTAAATAATGCAGGTAAATATACTGCTGGTATTACAAGGAAGTACAAATGTGTCCGGACTGTATCTGAGAAATATACTTATCCTACTTGGAATGGTGAAGTAAGAGAGGGAGTAGAGACCTTTGACATTGAAGAAGAGAAACTTGAATGGTTCAATTTGGATATAGTGTTTGAGAATGCAACTGATGACTTTGAGACTGAAATGATGGAAAGAATCAAGGAAATCAAAGAGGCTAAGAAGAAGGTTGTAACTATTATGTATGGTGGTAGAAACTATTCCCAATATGGTAACTATGGAAAAGCCATTACCCCAACTAAAGAGGTGGGGAGTACATTTCATATGGATGAAGATAAATACTATGGGGAGAAAAGAGGCTGGTATGACCCTCAGAAAGATAAACAGGACAAGCAATTACCTGCTAAACAAGGTGAGCTGCCTTTTGACCAACCTGAGGAAGAAAATGTTGAGATTCCTTATGGTGTTGTAACAGTAGATGAAGATATAGTTCAATCTATTGTGAGGCAACTTGTTACATCAAGTATTATCATTTCAAATGAAAGTGCAGTTGATGTCAAGAAGTGGGCTAATTCTATGGAGAGTCTTTATAGAAGGAGATTTGGAACTGTCAAAGAGTTTGAATACTTTGCATCAAACTATGTAGATTATCTTATTAATTATACCTATGATGCAGATGTCATGATAGCAGTTAATAATGATGATACTGTTATGGCTGCATTACTGGCACATGATGTAAGGGAAGAACTTGAGAAATTACCAAAGAATCCTTGGTTAAGTGTTTATATCAAATTAATGGATGATTATATTATCTGATTATGGAAGATGAAGTATTAGAAAGTGCTATAAACCAAATGGTTAGGGAACATTTGGAAACTATTCATTCAGAGGCTCCAGTAGAGATTGATGAACAAGGAGAAGCATTACTTGAAGCTGCATTAGCTGCTGAGGAAGTAATGGTTCCACCTAATTCAGGTAGTTTGCTTGTAGATGAAGCTACAAGTAGATTCAGTGGAGCTATCTGGTATAGTGCCATTCAGTCTAAGGTTATTACATTAGCTGGTGTAGGTGGTATAGGAAGTTATGTTGGTTTCCTACTTGCAAGACTGAAACCTGCTGGATTATATTTATATGACCCAGATATAGTTGAACAGGCTAATATGTCTGGTCAATTATATGGTAGTGGTGACTTAGGACAAGCAAAGGTTAGCTCCCTTCATAGGATGTTACAAGTATATGCAAACTACTATAACAGTGTAGCATATCAAGAAAGGTTTACTGCTGAGAGTGAAGCTACAGATATTATGATTTGTGGCTTTGATAACATGGAAGCAAGGAAACTGTTCTTTGATGCTTGGGAAGATAGACTAATGGCTAAACCTGAGGAAGAGAGAGGTAAAATGTTGTTTATTGATGGTAGGTTGGCAGCAGAAGAATTTCAAGTCTTTGCTATTCAAGGCAATGATACAAGAGCTATGAGAGAGTACAGAAGTAAATGGTTGTTCAGTGATGCAGTAGCAGATGAAACTATCTGTAGTTACAAACAGACAACCTTTATGGCAAATATGATTGCATCAGTAATGGTCAATCTGTTTGTAAACTTCGTGACTAATGAATGTAATCCTATTATAGATAGGGATGTACCTTTTATGACTCAATATTCTGCTGATACAATGTACTTTAAAGTAGAAATGTAATGGCAATAAGTGCACAATTAAACAGGCAACTTCATGATATATTCATGAATAGAGGTGCTATTCAATTCCCAGACTATATTAAACCCCATCTTGCCTTTGAAAACAATAATGTATTCAATCTATTCTTAAGAGTAGATATTAGTGGACCAGAGATTGATGTTCCATTAATGTGTAAGTACAATGTTGAGGAAGGGTTATTGAGTAACTACAATCAGCCTAATAGTTTAAAGGAAATGGCTGTTGCTTTATTTGAGAATAGTTATCCTCAATCAAGAAGAACTGCAAATGCAATCTTCAAGACATTGCAGATAAATGATACAAGAGACAGGCTTATGAAGATTACAACTAACAATGGTGAGGTGTATTATGGTGGTAATGGTTATATTCTTGACAAAGATTATAACATATTAATACTGTACACACTTCATGGAGTTATAGGTGAAGATAGGATTCTACACTACAAAACTGGTAGAATCTATGTGAATCCAAAGGTCTTTGTAAGCAATGGTCTGATTGAGAAAGGCATCATTAAAACAGTCATTCCTGCATTTGTACAGGAGGGTATCAGGGTAGATACAAGCAACCTCATAAAAGTTGCTGCTCAGGATATTAATACTCTTATAAGGAGTTCAAATGGCTTTATTACTCTAATTAAACCATTGCCTGAGATAATAGTAGCTGATGTGACTGACAGGTTTATAGTAAGACCTAAAAAACCAACTCCTTCTACATTCAACAATGATGCTATGAATGATTACCTTCTGGAGCATCTTGATGAGGTTGTAAAAATGACCTACATATCATGACATTTGAGGAATATTTTGGTGGATGGGTAAGGGTTATAGATATAAAGGAACTAAATAAGGTAGTAGGGCAAGTAAGTTTAATTAAAAGAGACTTGCTTTGTCCTGCATATCCTGATATATTTAAGGCTTTTAATCTGTGCCCTTACAACAACCTTAAAGTTGTAATGATAGGACAGGATTTTTATTCTCAAAAGGATGTGGCTACTGGTATCTTGTTTGGGAATAAGGAGGGAACCAAGTTGTCTCCTTCACTTGAAATAGTTAAAGAGGCTTGCATTGATTTTGAAATTCCGCATAATAGTATTATCTTTGACCCCACTTTAGAGAGCTGGGCTAAACAAGGAGTACTTATGATTAATTCTGCACTGACTTGTGAAGTCAATAAAGCAGGTAGTCACACAATGATGTGGAGACCTTTCATGACTAAGTTATTGAAGAATCTATCAGAGTGGGATACAGGTATTATTTATGTTCTATTTGGTGAACAGGCTAAGACACTTAAACCTTATATCAATAAAAACACCAATATAATACTGGAAGAGAAGCATCCTGCATACTATGCAAGGCAGGAAGAGAGGATGCCATCTACTGTATTTCAAGAAGTGAGCAAACTAACTAAAGAGAAATATGGAGAACCAATTGTGTGGTTCTCAGAGTATTAATTAAAAAAAAAAAGTATGAAGAAATTTGTTTTTGCAAAATCTGGCAGTGAAGTGAAAATGGGAGATAGAGTTGCTATTGGAATGGAAAGTGCTTATGGGCTTATACCATTCTACACTATAATTGTCAGTGAAAAGACTATTCCTTCTCTTATTGAAGAAGGTATAATCAAGGAAGTTGAGGAGAAGGTTGAAGAGGAGGGAACCCATATTGACCCTTACTTCTATATAGAACATCTTGCAAAGAGGATTCATTGGAACAAAGACAATTTGCAGAAGTATCTTGCAAACCTTTATACAATTTATCCTGCTGCTATTCTTTCAATTATGTTGAAAGAAATAGCCATTGTTATGGATGAAAAGTATAAGAACCATATTGAGAATAGCAAGGAGATTTATGTAATCAGCATTCTCAGTGGAGAAATAACAAAGGTCAAGGACTTGGATAGAATCAAGAACTTCAAGAATTTTGCTGCATTCAGGACATTGGATGATGCTCTTGCAGCTAAACATATCTTGAGAGACCCTATGAGACAAATGTTTAAAAGAGGTGGAAAACAGAAGGATTAGAAATGCTACTCCAGAAGAGTATGGTAATATAAAGTTTAAATCCAAGATTGAGGCAATGGTCTATAGGACCTTACTTCAACATGGGTTTGAGCCTGAATATGAAACTCATACTTACACAATCTGGGAAGGATTTAGACCTACTGTACCTTTTTACACCCGTAATAAAGCTAAGGCTACAATACTAAACCTTAAGAAGCTAATTAATATTACTTATACCCCAGATTTCTACATGGAGTATCAAGGATTAAAGATAATAATTGAAGTCAAAGGTCAGGTCAATGATGTGTTCCCTTACAAATTCAAGATGTTTAGGAAACATATAGAAGATTTGCCAGATAGAGAAAATTATCTTATCTTTGAGGTCTTTACTAAGAAACAACTCTTAGAATTTATTCAAATTATTAAAGATGAAGCCAATAGAAAGAATGAGGAAATTGCTCAGCAGTTTACCAAAGAGTGATATAACTTTAGGTGAACAGTTCATTCAGAGCAGAGATTTTGAGTCACTCAAGGACTTAGTGGATTCAGCAATCTACAAGGTTAGGAAGCACAAAGCCAGAAAAGATGAAGAGGGTGGAGTGCCACCTAAGCAAGAGTATCTTGATGTGGACTTGACAGAGTTAAGTAATTTAAAGGCTGAGGTAGATGTGTATTTAACCCAGCTTGAAGTTCCCAGTAATGAATGGGAAGAAGACTTAGAGGATGAGGATGATTATGATTATGGAGAAGAGTATTAAAGAACTATCTTGGAATGTAACAGAGGAAGAGTACAGGAAAGACCCTGCAATCAGCTATAGTACATTATCAAGATTTGAAAGGGAAGGTTGGAGAAAGATAGGTTCATTATTTGATAAGATAGAGACACCTGCATTACAGTTTGGAAGTGCAGTGGATTGTATGCTTACTGATGGTGAACAGGCTTTCAATGACAGGTTTATTGTCTGTGAGTTTCCTAACTTATCAGATAATTTAATCACTATTACAAAGGTACTGTTCTCAAAGTATGGAGATACTCACAGAAGAGTAGATACCATTAATGATGATATTATCAGTGATGTGGCTGTTGCCAATAGCTACTATGCAGGGGATTCTTATAGGGCACTTAGAATCAAGAAAGTAAAAGAAAGCTGTAATGAATATTATAGTTTACTTGCACTTGCAGGAGAGAAGACTATCTTGTCTCAAAGGGATTATAATGATGTAATGTCTTGTGTAAATGAGCTTACAAGTAACTCAGTTACAAAGGATTTCTTCTTTACTGACCCTTGGGATAGTAGTATTGAGAAGGTATTTCAGCTCAAGTTTAAAGCTGAGTGGAATGGAATACCAGTCAGATGTATGTTTGATGAATTGATTGTTGACCATGTAAATAAAGTGATATATCCTATAGACTTAAAGACTACAGGGCATCCAGAGGAGGAATTTGATGGGTCATTTGCTACATGGAGATATGATATTCAAGCCAAGCTATATACATATATCCTTCAAGAGTGCATTAAGAGAGACCCTTATTTCAGTCAGTTCAAGATTCAGCATTATCAATTTGTTGTAATCAACAGAAGGACAATAGCCCCTGTCATTTGGGAATTTCATGGGAACTTTGGTATGGTGGATTTAAAGGATGAAGAAGGTAAGATTTATAGGGATTGGAGAAAGATTCTCTCAGACCTTAATTATTATCTTGGTAATCCTAATCTGAAATATAGTAAGGAAGTAATGGAAAATGATTGTATTATGCAAATAAAGAATTTAGTATCAGCATGACAGAGTTAGAATATTTTAAAGGTGATGAACTGGCAGCTTCTACTTGGAGAAATAAGTATGCAGCAGAGAAAGAACAGACTCCTGATGATACTCATAGAAGGCTTGCAAGAGAATTTGCAAGAGTAGAAAGTGACTATCATTGGAAAGGCTCAAACAGGATGAAACTATCCAATTATGGCTATCAAAGACCTAATCTTGATGAAGAAGCTATCTATCAGTTATTCAAGGACTTCAAGTATATTATACCAGGAGGTTCAGTGATGTCTGGTGCAGGTACTGGTCAATTAGTTTCATTGTCTAATTGCTTTGTAATAGGTAGTCCTAAAGACAGTTATGCAGAGATAATGAAGACAAGGAGTCAGCAAGCTCAACTTATGAAGAGAAGGGGTGGAGTAGGGTATGACCTATCTGAACTCAGACCAAGAGGAGCCAAGGTAAATAATGCAGCCAAGTCTTCAACAGGTGCAGCATCTTTCATGGATGTATGTTCTGATATTACTAATGAAGTTGCTCAGAATGGAAGAAGAGGTGCTCTTATGTTAAGTATGAGCATCAATCATCCTGATATTGAGGAATTTATTACTAAGAAACAGGACTTAACCAAGGTAACTGGAGCTAATATAAGTGTGAAAGTTACTGATGAATTCATGCAGGCTGTAATGGAAGATAAGGATTACTGGCTTAGGTATCCTGTAGATTGTCCTAATTTTGAAATGTTATATTCTGATAATTTCGAGTATAATGTTTTATATAGCACAGATAGAGGTCATATAAAGAAAGTGAGGGCAAGAGAGTTATGGAACACTCTTATGCACTGTGCTTGGAATACTGCTGAACCGGGGATTATGTTTGAAGGAGTAATGCACAACTATTCTCCTGATGGTGTATATCCTGATTTCAAGATGATTGGAACTAATCCTTGTGGAGAGATACCAATGGGTCCATTTGATAGCTGTAGATTGATTCATATTAATCTTAGTAGCTATATTATAAACCCATTTACAGATAAGGCTCACATTGATGAGGAACTGCTCTATATGCACTCTTATGAAGCTATGAGATTAGCTGATGATTTGGTTGATTTGGAGATTGAGGCTGTTGATAGAATTATCAATACAGTTAGGAATGATACTGATGATACTGAGTTCAAGCTATGGAGTAGAATCAAAGAGACTGCAATTCAGGGAAGAAGAGCTGGTCTTGGATTCACTGGACTTGCTGATGCAATAGCTATGTTAGGCTTAAAGTATGACTCTGATGAAGGTATTCAGAAAGTTGAACAACTGATGAAGATTATGTTCAAAGGTCAGCTTGATAGTAACATTGATATGGCTGTTGAGAGAGGTAAATTCCCTGTTTGTAATACACCAGTTGAGTTTGAGAATGTGGGATATGAAGGAGGTAATCTGTGGTATAAAAAATTAGCTAAGAATTTTCCATCTGAATGTACAAAAATGCTCAAATATGGAAGAAGGAATATCAGTTGGTCAACTGTAGCTCCTACTGGAACTGTAAGTATTATGGCTGGTACAAGCAGTGGTATAGAACCTGTATTCATGCCTTTCTATCAAAGAAAGAGGAAATGTATGGATTCTAAGGATAGAGTGGATTATGTAGATAAGGTAGGTGAGAAATATACCTTGTTTACTGTAGTTCATCCTAACTTGAAGAGATGGGCTGTAACTAAATTGAATTACAGTGAAGAGGAAGTCAATGATTGGTCTGTTGGAGTATGGCATGAAGTATGGAAAGAAAGTCCTTACTATGGTTCTACTGCACCAGAGATTGATTGGAGGCAGAGAGTCAAGCTGCAAGGAGTAGTTCAGAAATATATCACTCACAGTATCAGTAGTACAGTTAATCTGGCTAAAGAAACTACAGAAGAGGAGATTGCTGACATCTATATTGAGGCATGGAAACAGGGATTGAAAGGTATTACCATTTATAGGGATGGTTGCAGAGAAGGTGTATTAACTAAGGTTGAGAAACCCACAACCATTACTGATAGGCAAGCTCCTAAGAGACCAAAAGAACTTGAAGCTGATGCTTATTTGATTAAAGCAAAAGGTGAACAGTTTATTATCTTAGTTGGTATGTTGGATGGCAAGCCCTATGAAATCTTTGCATTCAGACCAGGGAATCCTATTAGTTTCAAGCCTCATAAGGGTATTATAACCAAGGTAAGTAAGATGCACTATAGCTTTATATCAGATATATTTCATATAGACAATCTTGAATTGGCTAATGAGAATGTTGAAGAGAATGCAGCTACTTTGTATTCTTCTATGTTATTGAGACATGGAGTGAATATTAAGTATATTGTCAAGACTGCAAAGAAGGTTAATGACAATATATCTTCATTCAGTTCAGCTATGTGCAGAGTGCTTAGTAAATATATCCCCAATGAAGAAATCAAGGGAGAAGTATGCCCTGATTGTGGTGGAACTCTTGTAAGAGAAGGTGGTTGTATTCACTGTAAGGACTGTGGCTATAGTAAATGTTTGTAGTATGAAGATTGAAACTAAATATAGTATGGGAGATGCTGCCTTTGTTATGCACAATAACAGGGCAGTTCCCATAAAAATCATGGGAGTATATTATTCTCTTGATGTATATAAAGGTGAGCATATTACTTATGCAAGTGATATAGTAGTTGCTGGTGGTCCAATCAGGTTTGAGGAAAAGTATGTGTTTAAAACCAAAGAAGATTTGTTGAAATCATTATGAAAATAAAAGTAAAAGAGATAACAAGTGGATGTTTTCCTGTAAGGACAGGAGAGGATAAATCAGATTGTTTTGACTTATGTCTGGCAGAAGATGTAACCTTGAAGAAAGGTGAAGTCTATGTTGCAAAATTAGGTATTGCAACTGAACTTCCTAAGGGAATTGTAGCTAAAGTTTATAGCAGAAGTAGTGCTCCAAGTAAGTTAGGAGTAACTATTGCTAATGGTCTTGGATTCATTGATACCATTTATAATGGTGATACTGATGAATGGAGAGCACCATTATATGCTTTTAAGGCTGTAACAATTCCTAAAGGCACAAGAGTATGTCAATTTGAGGTTAAATTATCTCAATTTGCTACTGTATGGCAGAAGATAAAATGGCTATTCTCTTCAAAACCACTTCTGGAGCCTGTGGATTTCCTTGGAAATGAAGGTAGAGGTGGTATTGGTAGCACAGGAAAGTAATCACTAAAAAAACATGAAACATGGAGTTTGTATGGAAAATTGTAGCAATGATAGTGGTACTGGCTTGTGTAGCCATTATTGCAGGAGTTGTTAATCTAATAATGAACAGGAGGAAGATAGACCCTAAAGTAGGAAGAATTTCATTTAGAGAGTCTATGGATTTGGTTGAATTGCCAATTGTCACATTTATGAATAATGGTAAGAAACTGAACTTCCTGTTGGATACTGGAGCATCCTATTCTTCAATTAATGAAGCAGCTCTGGAAGGGTTATCTTATGAAGAGACTGGAGAGAGTGGCTTTGGTATGGGAATTGAGGGTAATATTAAAGAGGACAGAGGTTATGTCAGAATGAATGTTGATTATAGAAGTGCAATCTATGAGGATGATTTCCAAGTAGTTGACTTAAGTCAGGCATTTGGTATGATTAAGCAGGAGTATGGTATTAACCTACATGGAATCTTAGGTAGCACTTTCTTCCAGAAGTATAGGTATGTGCTGAATTTTGATGAATTAGTAGCATATTCAATGGCATGAAAGACTTAATAGAGTTAAAATCAAGAGGAGAGGAACATAATTATCTCAGGAAGTTAGCTAAACCTGATGGCAGTGAATCAAGAACTTATATGTTAAAGACTTCTACATATACTATAAGAAGTGGAATGACAGATAAGAATAAAAAGTTCATAGACCCAGCAGGAGGTCCAATGATAGTTGAGGGAGAATATCTTGAGGAAGCTGGGGCAGTAGTTAAATTTATAGACTATGTAATGGGTCAAGGTTATGCTATTACCTTTGAAGTCACACCAGAGGAAGAGTTGATTGATGCAATAGTGAATATATGATTTATGTAGTGACTCAACAGATACTACCTGAATCTGACAAGTATGAGATAATATCTCCACAAGCTGCATTACACATGCTTAAACCTCTTAGAAAGGTTGGCTTAGATACTGAAACCAAAGGGTTTGACCCATATACAAAAGAACTCATAATGCTCCAGTTGGGGTGTTATGAGTTCCAAGTAGTCATTGATGTGACTACTGTAAGTCTGAGTTTCTTTAAGGACTATCTTGAATCTGACAGACTATTTATTGGTTGGAATATCAAGTTTGACTTAAAGTTCTTATTCCATCAAAGAGTGGTTGTAAAACAGGTTTATGATGGCTTCTTGGCAGAGAAACTTATGTATATGGGCTTTCCTGCTGGTATTCATTCTATGGCTTTGAAAGCAGCAGGGCAGAATTATCTTGGTGTTGAATTGGATAAGACTGTTCGTGGAAAAGTGATGTGGGCTGGTCTTTCAGGAGATGTTATTGAGTATGGTGCAAATGATGTGAAATATCTGGAAAGGATAATGGATGCACAAGAAAAAGAACTCCAGAAGAGAGGATTAGTTACAGCTCTTGTGTATGAGAATAAGTCTGTTCCTTGGGTTGCATATACTGAATATTGTGGTGTGTTATTAGACAGAAGCAAATGGGAAAGGAAGATGCTTCTTGATAATTTCACTGTCAAAGTATTTGAGGATGCACTCAGTAATTGGGTTATTAATTCAGCTAAGGGGGAGAATTATGCTTATCATTACTTGCAGATAGAAGGATGGGATGACCCTGATGACCTTGAAAAAGCAAGGAAAAAGATGAAGGGTGAAAGATGCCCAGAAGCAGACATTAAAGGACAGGAGAGAGGTTATTGTGAAGCATGGAAAGTTCCTATTGATGCAAGGCTAAGTATCAAATATATAAAGGAAGACCTTCAAGGAGACCTGTTTCTTGGCTTTCAAGACAAGACCCAATGTTTGATTAATTGGGATAGTCCTAAACAAGTAATTCCATTATTCAAATCATTAGGTTTTGATTTGTTGGCTAAAGATAAGGATACTGGTGAATGGAAGGATAGTATTGAGGCAAAAGTAATTGAACCTCAGCAAGATAAATCTACCATTGCATATCTGTATCTACAATATAAGGCAGCCAAGAAGGTTACTTCTACTTATGGTCAGAATGTAATTAACCAGATAAATGAAAAGAGTGGTAGGTTACATACTAACTTTAATCAGTTAGGCACAGATACAGGAAGATTAAGCTCAGGAGGTAAGGATAAATCAAACAATATTGAGTATCTTAACTTTCAGAACTTCCCATCTGATAGTGAGACAAGAGCTTGCTTTGTTGCAGGAAAAGGAATGAAATGGATTTCTTGTGACTATAGTGGGCAGGAGTCAAGAATCATTGCAGATGTAACCAATGACCCAGCTATGATTGATTTGTTCAATAATGGTTGTGGTGATATTCACTCTCTGGTAGCCAAGATGTCTTATCCTGAGGTAATAGGCAATTGTCCTATAGAAGAGATAAAGTATAAGTTCAAACATTGGAGAAGTGAAGCTAAGGGTGTTGAATTTGCCATTAATTATGGTGGTGATGCCAACACTATTCATGGTAATAAGGGTATTCCTCTTGTAGAAGCCAATAAGATTTATAATAACTACATGAAGGGTTTTAAAGGTATGAAAGTATATCAGGACAGGCAGAGAAAGTTTGTCATGGAACATGGATATATCATTACTGACTTTTCAAGTGGAAGAAAGGCTTATATCTATGATTATGATATATTAATGGGTATAAAAGCAAGGTTCAATCAAGAGTATTGGGCTACTTATAAACCTTATAAAGGCAAAGAGAATAAGTTGCTTCCTAAACAGGTGAAGAATGAATTATATCAAAGATTTGCCAGAGGAGACAGCTTTAATTCTATGGTAGGAGTATATCATTATACAACCAAAAAAGCAGGAAAAGATACTGTCAGAGAGGCTTATGTAAATATGGCTGATGTGTATGTGCATCCTGTAAGACACTTCTTCAAGAGGAAGTCTGCATCTGAGAAGCAAGCAATCAATTACCCTTGTCAAGGATGTGGTGCTACCATGTTTAAGACTGCATCCATCTTCTTATGGGAATATCTTGTAGAGCATGATTTGTTATTCAAGATAAAACTGTGTATTCCAGCACATGATGAATGGAATATAGAGGTTCCAGAAGATATGGCTGGTGAAATGACAGAGGTATTGAAGGATTGTATGAAGAGGGCAGGAGCTTTCTTCTGTAGAAAAGTAGAACTCCCTGCTGAGGGAGAACCGAATGATTTCTGGGTGCATTAAATTATTAATGAATCCAAAGTATTTTGTTTTTGGTCTTACTATTTATAACTATTATTTGTAACTTTGCAAAAAAAAAAAAGTATGAAAGTAGCAAAAATAGCAGGACCAAATCAGTAATTATTATGTCAGGGATAAGAGGCAATTCCTTGATAAGTTTATAACATTAAAAGAATGGGAAGAGAATGGAAATGGAAATGGAAGTAAATCCTGAATATTTAAAGGTTTTAGGCAAACTTGAAAATGTATGGGAGCATAAACAAGCAGAATTAGGAATATACAAAAAAGACCTTGATGAAGCTATGTATGCAATCAGGCAATTAGGTTCAAGACCTGTATTACCAGAAGAAGCAGCTCAATTCAAAGAAGTTGTAAAAGGAATGATTTCTACTTATATAAGAAAGAATCATGACTATGGTAATTCCTTTGAAGTATCTATGAATGAAGAAGGTCTTGCTGCTGCAAGAATAAGACTGGGTGATAAATGGCTAAGATTCAAACAGTTATCTAAAGGTAAGGAGGCTCTTGTAAAGGATGAATCTATCAGAGATACACTACTTGATATGGCTAATTATGCCATTATGACAGTAATGTGGATGGATAATCAGAATAAAACTTGTAAAGCATGATTATAGCAGTAGATTTTGATGGAACTTGTGTTACACATGAGTTTCCATATGTAGGAAAGGAGATAGGAGCAGCAGAAGTCTTGAAAGAATTGACTGATAAAGGTCATAAGATTATACTGTTCACTATGAGAAGTCATCCTAATGAGATAAACCAGAATAGAACTCTTGATGGGAATATTATTAATAATGATGCTCTACAAGATGCAATAGACTGGTTTAAGAAGCATGATATTCCTTTGTTTGGTGTAAATGAAAACCCAACTCAAAAGGATTGGACTTCATCACCTAAACCTTATGCTCACATCTATATTGATGATGCAGCTTTAGGAGTTCCCTTGAAACATAGTTATATTTCTGATAGACCTTATGTGGATTGGGATATAGTCAGATATTATCTTCATGCAAAGAGTATATTATGACAGAAAAACAGGAGAGATGGCAGAAAAGAAATAGGATACTTTGGAGATTAAAAGGGATGAGTATTCCTACATATGAGTCAAGTAGAGAGTTAGGTTTCAATGCTATAGAGAGATATAAGATTTGTGGCAAGCCTATGTATAAAAATGGCTTGTGTAAAAAAAAAAAGTGTTATTCTATAAATTATTAATATGGCAGGACAACAAGGAATTTATTGTGCCCCAAATAATATAGTCCCTAATAGGGATAGGGTAGATGTAGGTTGTGCTCCTGATGGAGTAATGCAACTCTGGGTTATGGAATATGAAGTTACTGGTATAGGTAAGGGATGTGCAATGTGTAAGGCTATTAATCCTCAACAGGCAGAAATGCTCTTGAAGAGTAATGGTATATACAATGGGAGTTCATATCTGTATAAAGTAACAAGAATTGAACAGGTTATTGTACCACCTTGTAATGGTCTTATGGCTGAACAAGTGGTAATTTATAAAGATGTAGTGTCATGAATAAGAAACTTAGGTTATTAGTAACAACTAAATGTCCTAACAAATGTCCCATGTGTTGTAATAACTCATGGGATTTTTCATCTTTACCAGTAGTGGATAGATGGGACTATGAAGAGATAATTATTACTGGAGGAGAACCTTTAATTCACACTAACAAAGTGGCTGAATTAATAAGGTCTATTCGAGTTATTAGTGAAGTTTATACAGACATTCCAAAGGTATATGTCTATACTTCAATAGCTGCTTGGGATAGAGTAAGGGCTATATTAGCTTATGCAGATGGTGTAGTCTTGATTCCTCACAGTCAGAGTGATATTGATAAGTTTGTGGAACTGAACAATATGATGCAAGAAGTTAAGGAAACTAAATCTGATTTCATTAAAGGGAAATCTCTTAGACTTAATCTCTTTGCTGATATGAAACTTCTCCTTCCTGAGCACATTGACTTGTCATTATGGAATGTCAAGGAAATGGAGTGGGTGAAGGATTGTCCAGTACCACAGGGTGAAGATTTCAGAAGGATTAAGGAACTTTGGTAACATGAGGCAATTTACACATAGAGAGTTTGTTAGGGTGGTAGTAGCCAATGGTTTCTATTATGACAGACATAATGGAGACCATGCTATCTACCTTAATGAAAGAGGCAGACATATTAGCATCCCATTAAAACTTGAAAGTGTTATTTCAAGAAGATTAATCAAAGAGAATAATTTAGAGATAGATATTAAGAAACTTAAAAAGGAGAAGAAAATGAGTAATGCACCATTAGGGGCTGATGAAGACCCCAGAGCACCTTGGAACCAGCCTCTTAATGTAAAGCATCGAAGGTTTGTGAGTATTACTTTATCATATTATGATGAAGTGGAATTACCTCCTGATGCAGAGGAGGAACAGATTAAAGAAGCTCTTGAAGAGAAGGTGAGGAAACAGGACTTTCCTAAGAAAGTTGATTTTGATGAAATTGTAATATTGGAAGAATGATGAAGTACTTATTACTTTTAGCAATTACTGTCTTATGTTCTTGTGGGAGTCCTGAGAAATCTGACACTGGGTATATAAAAGAGAAGGGATACAAGTTGATAGAGAAAAATTCCAGATGGAAGATTTATCAAGTTAATGATTCCTGCCCTTTGGCTGTACCTAATTTCAATAATAGAGATGATAAACCTATCATATTGAAAATAAAAAATGAAAATCAATATTAAAGAAATAGCAGTAGGTGATGTATTCTCAGAAGAATCACATTACATTGTTGAAGAGATTGGTAAAGATACAATCAAATTCAAGCATACAGAGAGTGGAAAGTCAGTGATATTAGGTTATGGTTATGTTCAAAACCTGCTTAATACTTCTGACCAGTATGACAAAGAAGTAAAAGTGACTAAAGAAGATAAGAAAGATGGTACTCCTGGTATAAGGACAATCTTTGAGGGTATCAAATCTTCTGAGGTATTCACTGTTGTGTTCAAAAAGCAGGATAAGGCTAAGACCAAGAAGCAATATGAAGCTGAAAGGGAAGCACAAAGACAAGAGGCTGTAGCTTTGATTGACAAGGCTAAGAGAGCTAAGAAGTCAATGGCTGTGGCTTATAAAGAAGCTCTGGAATATATTCAGAATAACCCTATTAAAGACTTCATTGAAGGAGAAGATAGGGTACTAAGAGGCTACAAGATGCAGTTTGTATCAAGGGATGGTAAGTACAAATGTATGGATATGGATGTTGTAAGAGGTCCAAAGGAAACTGGTGAAAGACTGGTTAATATCAATACAATTAAGCAACTTATCTTCAATGGAGTTAAGTATGTAGTTGAGTAACAGTTAGGGGAGCTAAGTCTCCCCTTTCTTATTTTTAAAGAGTTTGGTTTACTTCTCAAAAAGAAAACCCTTAATAACTTGCATATTAAGAAAACAACCTTTATATTTGCACATAAATTTAATTATAAATCTATAACAAGATGAGTAAAAGATGTATCACAACTAATTCTACAATAGAAGAATTGGCTGCTAAATTACAAGGTGAAACTATAGAATCAGTCAAAGGACTTGTTGAGCTATGGCAAGACAAGAATAATAAGGACTGGGACACTTATCCTACTGCTTCTGAACTAGATAATTTTAGGGCAGAACTAAGAAAGAACCCCTCACAACCCTCTGTACAAAGTTATTCTGGGGATATTACACCATCAAAGGATGTTATCTTTGTGTTTGGTAGTAATCCAGAAGGAAGACATGGTGCTGGAGCTGCAAAAATTGCAAAAGAGAAATTTGGTGCAATTTATGGTCAGGGGGAAGGATTACAAGGAAGTGCCTATGCTTTACCTACTAAAGACCTTAGAGTGCAAGAAAATAGAGGTCTTAGGAGTATATCTCCTTCTCAAATTACAGAGAATATTAGGAAGATGTATCAAGTTGCCTTAAATAATCCTGATAAGAAATTTATGGTTGCCTATAGAAATATAGGTGATAAAGTTTCTTTGAATGGTTATTCAGGTAATGAAATGATTGATATGTTCCTTAATGCAGGGGAGATACCTTCTAATGTGTATTTTAGTAGTGAATGGGTTTCTACAGGTAAATTCAATAAGGGTTTCAATCCTATTGAAATGCTTGATAAAGCACTTTCACCTTCATTTGAAGCTCCAAGGATTTCCACTGTGGAAGAACAAGCTAAAGTAGATTTGGACTTTGACCCAAGAACAAGAAGAGACAGGGTTAGTCTGATTGCAAGATTCTTTAGCAATGAAATAGATACAGCACTGCAAGAACACAATGATACTCTTAATAAGAGAATTGCTGATGCTGAGAAAGAAGGTGATATACTTGCTGTCAATGAACTGAAAGAGGAGCTTAATTCTCTTGATAGGTTCAAGATAATCAAGTTATATACACCTGCTGGCTTATTTAGTAGAGTAAGGGATTACTTCAATAACTATATACTTGACTCTGAGGAGAATAGGATACAATCAGAGCTGAATACAATCAATGGTATGAAGGGTTCTGAGAGATATAGTGATGAACAGAAGTATGAAGCTGCAAAGAAGAAAGCATTATATAAAACTAATGCTTATCAGAAGGTGGTAGATAACTTCAAACCCTTGGCTGAGGAAGCAAGTACTATACTAATAGCCACTGAGGGGATTAGGATTGACCCTAATTATATTGCCCCTAAAGATGCCAACCTTAACAATGATACTCCAGAGGGAGAAAGTACAGTAGATGAACAGGCTGATGATTTTGTGAAAGATAAGGCTTTCAAGGATGGATGGATGACTAATTATAGAGAAGTAAGCTCTCATGAATCTCTAAGTCAAGAAGTTAGAAAGGTAATCAGAGAGATACCCCAACTTGACTACAGAGGAAAGTATGATAAGGATGATTTAGGAAATCTTAGATTTCTTGATGCAGACTATGTTCATGCAACCCTTATAGATAAGCTCAGAGATATGATTACATCTGATGATATGTTACCACTTCTGGAGACTCTGGGTAATACCAAGCCTTGGACTAAGCAAATAGTTAAGAAACTACAGGCTGAGCCTAAACTATTCAGTCAGTTCTATCAGGATTTCAGAAAAGACTTCATGCCTTACTGGATTCAGAAGAAGAAACTACAGGCTGATGGTACTTTCAAGATGGAAACTATTGCTATCAATAAGCCTGAGGGTGTCTATTATCTGCTTGATGAATGGAGGGATAACTATGAGAATGGTAATCTTCTTGATGATGATAGTATCTATGATAAGAATGGAGACTTGAATCTTGAGAATGCAGAGAATGGTCTTAAATGGACTGAGGCTCTCAACAACAGATTTACCAATCTTAGTACAGAGCAAAGGTTGGAACTTCTACAAGATGAAAAGATATGGAAGACATTGAATAAGCTCCTTAATATGATTGGTATCAATGCTAATCAAGGTGTATTATTAGATGCTCTGACCAATATAAAGCAATATGAAGGTGGTACTGCAACAGACCCAATTATGTTGCTTCTTCCTCAATTAAACATCATATTCAGTGGTGTAAAGAAAGGTGAGGTTAAATCTGAAACTCTTGAAGATGGAACTGAAAAGAGAGGGGATTTGATAAATACCTTTGGTTCTGCTTACAATAGTATAGCTATGATGCTTGCAGAAGTAATAGAAGATGCCATTGAAAGTAGTGTGAGGGAAAATGATAAGTCATACTATAGCCATATTACTCCTAACTATCTTGGTAAGTTGATTAAACAGCTTAAGAATGTTATGGGTAATGAAGCAAGGTTCAAAGAGTTTGTTGAAAATGAATTTGGACAATATGAATGGTTCTATAAGGATGGTAGATGGAGAAATGACTGGATTGAGCAACTGGTAAATAACCCTGAAATGAGAAGAGGATTGAGCCATAAGGTTCTACTTAACTCAGATAAGGTTGCATATCAGAACTGGGATGATTTGGATTATACCTTAGTATTACTGACAGAATACTTTGGAGACCCAGATAACAGTAAATCTGATGTTCAATGGGCTAATTACCATGTGCCAATTCTTTCAGATAGTCCTTCTGCTGAGTTCATTAGATTCAGGAAGTATGACAATCATAGTATCATTGGAGAAGATGGTGAGTATATGAAGTATGATGATATTATCCTTGATAGAATGGTTGACTTGGTTAATCAAGAGGTAGATAGAATAGCTCTTGTAAACCAAAGGGATGTTGAATATCAAAAGGGTAATCCTAACATTGTTCCTATTGCAAACTATGATATAGTAAGGGATAAAGAAGGCAATATCAAAAGTATTGGTGGTGCTGAATTTAAGTTCCTTACAGCTCTGAATGATGTAAGATATGACAATGGTGAGACTTTCCTTGATAGGTTCCAGAGAATTCAGAATGAAGGAACTGGTGCTGAATTAAGAGAGTTCATCAGAGAGTCAGTAAGAGAAGCTCTTGACAATGAGTTTGAACAGACTTACAGAGAATGGGCTAAAGCTGGTTTACTTGAAGAACTTCCCAATGGTAAATACAAATATCTGGGAGTAATTGGTGTAAATACTGGTCAAAGTTCCTACAACAGGAATACAGCAACTTCTTTGAACAATGCAAAGAAGGCTCTTGAAGGAATGTGGACTACAGAAATGGATATTCTTTTAAGGGACTACAACAATAATAATCCAGTGGATGATAGAAGGGCAACTACTCTTTTTGAAAGTATTAAGGACTTGTTGAGAGAGAAGATGGTGAGAGGTGAGATTACTGCTAAGGAAGTAGATAGTATCAATAGAAACTTGGTTATTAAAAATAATGCCAAAGCTAAGTTGAGAGAGTATTTCTGGAATAGTAAGTTTGCTACATCACAAATCATTGAACTCACTACAACTGACCTTGCTTTCTATAAGAATATAGAGGACTTCCAGAAGAGATATAAGGAAGTTCATGCTCCTGCCCTCAGACTTAATACCAACTCTAAGTATGGTAGAAAGGAAGAGAGAACTATTTATCTAAAGGATGATGAGATTGTATCTTCTGCACTTGATGATATTGCAACTGTACTTGATGAAAGAGTCAAGAAAGGTGAGATGTCAAAGAGAGACAGGGATTTAATCTTGAATAAATTCAGAGAGGTAAATGTGGCAGATGCTCAGGCTTATAGGTCACTAAGTTCTTACAGAGCTATACTTGATATGTCTGGTCAGTGGACAGATGATATGCAGAGAGCCTTTGATAACTTCCAAAGTGGTAAGTGGGATATGGCTGATTTCAATATTATCTGGCAGACTAAGAAACCTTATGTGTACACTCAGGTGAATAATACGAGTGGAGTACAAGGTCATACAGGCATTAAGACACCAGTTCAGCATAAGAACTCTGAGTTCCTTCTTATGGCTATGCACCATTTAGTTGCAGGTCCACTTGGTAAATCAGGTAAACTTGTAGCTATCAATGAATTCATGGAAGAGAATGGTATTGATGTAGTTCAATTTGAATCAACTACCAAGGTTGGAAAACAAGGTGTGATTAATTTGAATAATGTCAATACTAAGGAAGATGTCAAGGCTGTTCTTAAGAATGCCACTACTCAGGATGGAGTTGAGAACCCTAATGTGGTTCACAAAGTAAGTTATGAAGACTATGGTATTCAGACTGCAACTCCAGAACATGCTATTGATGCAGTTCAATTAGTTGGTACTCAGATTAGAAAGTTGATTACAGCAGATATTAGTCCAGATACTATAATTGATGTAAATGGTAAGAAAATGACTAAACAGGAATGGTTAGACTTATATAATGCCATTAACACTGAGAACATTATTCAGGCTTTTGCTGATGTAAATGAAATCTTCAAGGATGCCAAACAAGTTGAGAAGATTCTTCTTGAAGAATTGAGAGGTAACCAAAGATATGGAATTGATATGATTAGAGCTTGTACCCTTAATGAAAAGGGACAATTCAATATTCCATTATTTGACCCTGTACAATCACAAAGAGTACAGACATTGCTGAATAGTATTATCAAGAGTAGGATTACAAAGCAGAAGATTAGAGGAGGAGCACTTATTCAAGTATCTGACTATGGTCTTACTGATGAATTGAAGATTGTTTTTGAAGGTGAAGGAGAGAACAAGAGAATTAAATATCTCGAGGTTTATATGCCAGCTTATAGTAGGAAGTTCTATGAACCTCTTATGAAGGCAGGTTCTCATGAACTGGATATAAATAAGTTACCAGACAGCTTGAGAAAGTTGATTGGTTATAGAGTTCCAACTGAGGATAAATATTCAATGGCTCCTCTTTATATTAAAGGTTTCTTACCTCAGCAGAATGGTTCTGCAATTATGCTCCCAGCAGAGATTACTACCTTGAGTGGTTCTGACTTTGATGTGGATAAATTGTATATCATGTTACCTGAGTTTAAGATAACTCCTAAGTATAATAGAAGACAGTTTGTTGATGATTTGGTTGCTCAATTGACACAAGGAAAAACTGTATCTCCTGAAATGTTGAAGGAGTATAGACAGAGTGTAAACAGAGCCATAGATGAAGGCAGGAAAGCTCCTAAGGGTAGTCAGGAATACAATCTCTGGAAGACATATAAAGCTAACAGAGAGAAGTATAGAGTAGCTCAGGAAGATAAGATTGAGAAGATTGAATATGATTTCAGCAAGTCTCCACAAGAGAATAGTCTTGAAGCCAGAAACAATCTATTGATTGATATGATGTGGGGTGTTCTTACTAATGCTGACACTGCTTCAAAGATACTTAACCCCGGTGGTTTTGATTATCAGAAGAAGTCTGCAAGAATAATTAATATTTTTCAATCAAGTAGAGAGTCTGAACTGAGAAAGGAACTGAATATCCCTGAGAATCAAAGTACTCTTAGCAAGTTAAGTAGTATGGATTTGGAAGAACTTGATAAGTTGGCAAAGAAGTTCAAGAAGAAACTTGACCCTCTTAACCCAAGAACTCAGGTTCAACTTCATCAGCAGAATATGACTGGTGCAGCATTGATTGGTATTTATGCCAACCATAATGCAAACCATGCTTTGATGCAACATACTGAATTAGGTCTTGATACTGAGAATGGTTCTTTCTTACTTAATGGTAAGAGACTTACTTCTCTTCATGGTCTGATGAATGACAATAAGGAGTATATCTCAAGGAATAATGCAGGTTTCCTTGCTGCATCTGTGGATAATGTGAAAGACCCTGTGCTTGCTTCATTGAATCAGAATACCTTTACTGCTGATGCCTCAATGCTTTTAAGCAGGCTTGGTTACAATCCTATTGAGATTGGTTTGATTATGTCACAACCAATTGTAATGGATATTACCAATACCTATTTCAGAGAAAGTAGAGAAGGTAAAGGAAAGGACACAATCATTGATGAAGTCATTGAGAACTACAAGAAGAGGGCTGCAATGATGGAAGAAGTCACTTATGATAACTACAAGTCCAATAAATTTATGGCAGATGATTTGGCTGATGCCATTATTCTCCAGAAGGAAGTAGAAGAATTAAGTGACAGAAATCAGACTGCTAACTACAGAAAGGTTGAGTTCTATAAGAAGCAGGTGGCTGCTGGTTATTTATTTAAGAGAATAATGAGCACAGCAGATGCTTTAGGACAATTGGTTCAAGCTACAAGAGCAGATACTCAAGGTGGTGCAGCAGGTCCTACTATTGCAGATACACAGATTAAGATACAGAAAGTTGATGACTTCCTGACTAATGTAGTGTTAAATGAAAACTCTCCTTTAACTGGTGCAGATGTTATCATGCCTTTCAGTATGAAAGGTATGGATATTGACCAGATAAGAGAGAGGTTATTAAGCTCCCCATTACCTTATTTACAGGCATTCTTTAGTCTTGGTATTAACCAGACACAGGAAATGTTCAGTAGATACTTCCCTCAATTCACTGACTCCTTTAAGGAAGTAATTGATGGTAGAGAGGGATTGAGGGGCTTAAAACAGTACACTAAAACAGGCAAGTTGAATGCAAAGACACTCAATAACATCTACAATGATTTGTTAGCTTATATTATGTCCAAGACATCATTCTTTGGGCAAGAAGCTAACCTCAGAGCAGATGATAAGGTTACAACAGCCAGTGATAAAAGAAGGGATTTTATCAATAATTTCCCTGATTACTTCAACAGAACATTGAGTGAACATCCTGAAATAGCTGAACTTGAATTTGTTAAGAGACTAAGAGTAATAAGGGCTAACCAAAACAATCCCATAGATACAGTAGTATTTAAGAATGTTGGTCAGTTAAGTCCTACTCTGAGAGAAAGATACATGAGAGACTGGCAATCATTATTATATATGGGACCAGAAGCTCAGGCTTTAGCTCTTAATTTATTCAGATACAGTTATTACAGAAATGGGTTTGCATTTGGACCTTCTACTTTCATTCATTTAGCACCAACTGCTATTAGACAATCCATTCCAGAGTATATTGATACACTGAGAGGATTGTTAGAAAGTGAGGATGATTACAGTCAGTTTATTGACCAGTATATCTACAATCACTTGGATAACAGACAGTTGGTTCCTGAGGTTCCTACAGAGGCTTCCACTTCTTTTACTAATGAACAAGGTGATGCTTTGGATATGGTTAAAATAACCATTGATACTGAATCTAATAGTAGTGATAAGAAGATAATAAGGAAGAGAGAGGGGATAGGAGAGGAAACAACCTATGAATTCTTTAATTACATAGCAAGAAGATACAAGGGAGGTACAATATATTATAGGCTTACACAAGCTGATAATGTACAACCTAATGTAGCTGTGTATGAAAGAATAGACCCACTTGGATTCAAGAACAGTTTCATTGAGTATGAATATGGTAAGGATGTTACTGAAATGAAGTCAGTAATTGATAAGAATGACAGGGATTATACTCCTAATGTAAATCAGGATATTACAGCCTTTAATGAAGATTCTAATATTGATTATGACAACATGCCAGAATATCTTGACTATGATTTCTCAAGTATGGCTCAGGATATTGCAAGTGAGGCTTTCAGTCAGGTGTATGGTGCTCCACTTGAAGTGAATGAAGGTAAAGCAGATGATATTAATTCTATCAGTCCTAATACTGAGTATGAGGATGCAAACAATGATAAAATCTGTGGTGCAAATACATTATATGAATTATAGATATGGCTAAGAAATGTGCAATAATTCCTCAAGTGAGGAACAGTAAAAATGAGGTAGTAAGCAGCAGGTTATTTAAAGACCTGCTGGCTTATGCCCCTAATAGGCAGGAGGCAACAAGGATATACCTCATTACAAAAAGTAGTGACTTTATTACTAATTGGAATCCAAGGTTACAAATGGATGAAAATGGTGAACCTACTCTTAGTAGTCTCTTGAAGAAAACTAATCTAAAGAATGTTATTGGTGAACAGAAGATTCTAAGAAATCTTAATGAAGAGATTGGTCATTATCATAAGACAGGCAGAACTAAACTTTATCTGAACAATGATGTGAACTATAGAATGTTAGTCCAAAAGGCTATTCAATTCAATACTCAATCAGAGTTTAGAGAAGACTATGTAGCCAGTGTTGAGAAGGTATGGGATAATGAAAGTAATAGGGTTTACATCAGTCCTTTTGTCAGAGTAAGAAACAAGATGAATAGCATCGAAGCTAATAATATGCAGTATAATGAAAACTTAAACAATAGATTAAGGGAGATATTAGCTGCCAATGGTATTGGAATAGGTGCTCTTACAGACTTGGAACAGAGAAGAGGAGTAGCTGGTGTAACTGACTTTAGTCAAGCCAAAGATGCTGCAACAGGTATAATTGAATTAATTAGACTTGCTGATGGTATTAAAGGTGAAAGAGCATTACCTGAGGAATTTGCTCACTTTGCTATTGAGGCAATGGGTGATAATCCTCTTATTAATAGATTGGTTAATCACTTAGCTAACAATAGTTTGGTAGGTGAGATATTAGGTGATGATTACAACACTTATGACAGTCTGTATAAAGGTGATGAATCAAAGTTAGCCAGAGAAGCTGCTGGTAAATTACTTGCTAAACACTTATTACAGTCTGAACCCATCCCTTCTTCATCTTATAAATCCCTTCTGGAGAGGTTTATTAATGCTGTAAAAAATTTCTTTAGAGGATTAAGGGCTTCACAGTTCCAAAAAGCAATGCTTGAAGCAGAGAGTAGCTTTAGTAAACTGGCTGGTGATATTCTCACTGGACAGATGGATGAAGCTATTAATGTTGAGAACATCAGTACTTCTGAGGCTTTCTATTCCACTACTGAAAGAGTGAATAGAGATAAGGTTCTGTTACAGAAGATTATAGACAATGAGTTAAAGAGACTTAAGATTTATGAAAGGAGAAATCCTAACAGTCAATTTAGTGCCAATCAGAGGTTATTAATAGACAGGTTAGAACTTGAATTAGCTGATAATAGTGAGATTGAAGGTATCTACATGTTCCTTGATAATGCACTTGAAGAACTAAGGAAAGTTAGTAGTAGACTTGAGGTACTAAAAAATACTCCTGCAACCAATCTTAATGAAAGGGCTGGAGTACTTAGAGACATCAGGAACTATATGTACAGTTATAAGAGGATAGCTGATTCTGTAAGAGAGGCTCTCAGAGAGGAAGAGAAATCCACAGACAATAGATATGGTCAAAGGGTAAGAGTTGCATTGGATAATGTCACTACAATGCTTAATGACCTTGCAGTGGACTACAATACAATCTCTATGCCTTTATTTGTTGATTTCATCAAACCCTTTGTAGGAGATAACCTTGTGGTTCCCTTTGGAAAGTACAAAGGAAAGACCCTTAATGCAGAAGAGTTGGTTAAAGTAGCTGATAAAGACATTTCTTTCTTTGACAGATGGCTGGATAGTATGGCAGACAGCTCTGATTATATGTTGAAAATTATGGACCAAGCTGTTAAAAAGAGCAAGGAACAAGCCAGATTGAAAACTATTGATATTCAGAAAGAACTACAAGCTGCCACTATTAAACTTGAACAGGCTGGTGTGAAAGACACTGAATGGATGTTTGAGAGAGATAGTAAAGGTAATCTGAGTGGTAACTACATAAGTGAGATTAATCATGCTCTATTCAGAGAAAGAATGAAGACTATGTTCCAAAGTCTCAATGAAAAGTATGGCAGAAATCCTGTGGGAGAAAATGCTGATAAGTACAATGAAGAGAGACAGAACTGGTTTAATGCCAATATGGAGACTGTAGATGGTGTCAAACAACCTAAGAAATCCATTTATGAAAGTATGGAATTCAGAAGGCTTAATAAAGCCCAGAGAGAATATTATACTACTGTAATGGATATTAAGGCTAAACTTGATGCTCTACTTCCTGATAAGTACACAAAGCTGAATAGTGCTGTGAAGATTAGGAAAGACTTGGTTGAGAGGGTTAAAAGCTCTGAAAGTGTGAAGTCTGGTGCTCAACAGGTTTGGGAAAGTATCAAGGATAATTTCATTAGGAGAACTGATGATACAGACTTTGGAGACAAGGCAACTGTAAAAGACTTTGAGGATAGAGAGGTACAAATGTTACCTATCTACTTTACAAAGCTCAAGAATGGAGAAAGTGCTAATGACTTATCTACTGATATAGTAGGCACTATGACTGCTTATGCAGCAATGGCTAATGACTTTGATGAAATGAATAAGGTCATTGATGTTCTTGAGGTAGGTAGAGATATGTTGAGAGAAAGACAGGTTACTCAAACTTCTGGTGGTAAACCAATGGTTGAGGAATTTAAGGCAGTAGGTAGAAAGGTTGAGAGTAAATTAACCAAGACAGGAGATAAGTCAAGGTTTATGGAAAGACTAAATGACTTCTTTGAAATGCAGGTATATGGTAGATATATGGCAGATGAAGGTACATTTGGTAAGACTAATATTGATAATGGTAAGGTTGTTAACTTTATTAATAGAATGACCTCAATGAATAATCTTGCTTTAAATGTGTTATCTGGTGTTTCCAATGTGGCTACTGGTAAGGTGATGATGAGAATTGAATCTATGTCTGGGGAGTTCTTCAATGAAAAGAATACATTAAAGGCTGATAGAAACTATGGTAAGGAACTTCCATCATTCTTAGCTCAGTTAGGTGATAGAGTAAAGACCAATAAGTTAGCTTTATGGGATGAACTATTCAATGTAATGCAGGAATATGAACAGGATACAAGAGAAGTCAACTTTGATAGGAAGACTTGGTTCAGTAGAATGTTTGGAACATCAGCACTCTTCTTTATGAATAATGCTGGTGAACACTGGATGCAGAATAGAACTTCATTAGCACTTGCTGATGCTTATAAAATGAAGGCTCCTAATGGCAAGTTAGTAAGTCTGTGGGATGCTTTTGAAGTTGTACCATTAGACAGTAGTAACAAGAAGTTAGGTGCTAAATTGCAGCTAAAACAAGGATATACCAAGGCTGATGGTTCAGCTTTCACACAAGAAGATATAATCAAGTTCAGTAGAAAAAGTGCAGCTATTAATCAAAGAATGCACGGTATTTACAATAAAGCTGATAGAAGTGCAGTACAAAGGTTAGTTATTGGTAGATTGGGTATAATGTTCAGGAAATGGATAAAACCCTCTCTCAATAGGAGGTTTAAATCAGCTACATATAACTATGACCTTGAGGCATGGACAGAAGGTTATTATCTTACTACTGGCAGGTTTATGAATGCCCTATTCCAAGACCTTAGAAAAGCTCAGTTTGATATTGCAAGTAAGTGGAATGAAATGACTCCCACAGAACAGGCAAATGTCAAGAGAGCATTGACTGAGGTAGCCCACTTCCTTGCAGTAGCAGCAGCTATTGGATTGATAGAGTGGAGTGATGATAGGGATAGACCTTGGTTAGTTAAGATGGTAGAGTATCAGTTGAGAAGACTATACACTGAATTAGGTGCTCTTACTCCTACTCCAGAGATAGTTGGTGAAGGATTGAGAATATTAAAGTCCCCTGCTGCTAGTGTAAGTACAGTGGAAAAGACTCTTAATCTAATCAATCTGATGAATCCAATGAACTATGAAACATTCAATGGAGAAGATGCAATACTCAAGTCTGGACCTTATAAAGATAAGTCTAAGGCTCAACAGAGTTTACTTAAGTCTCCACTTGCTCCTATGTATAATACAATTATGAGAGGAGTCTATATTGAAGACCAAATACCATTCTTTAAGCAGTAGTCTTAAAACAAGCAAGGGAGAGTATAATTACTCTCCCTTTTTATTTACACCCTAATAAAAAATTTCAGCCTAATGCTTGGTTATGAACATCTGATAGCTTGCTCTCTTTCCTCTTGGGAAATTTGATTCCACATTTTTTCTGTCCATCCCTTCTTTTCAAGTGCTTCCCTTGTCTCAGTCTCAATACTACTGAAATCCATTGAGGATTGTACCCCCTCCTGATTTCTCATCTCTTGAAGAGATGGTACTTTATAGGTTATGTTAGAGTAATGTCCTTCATTAATATTCCTGTAATATTCAGTAAGAGAAGGTCTTAGATTGTTCCAATTAGTTACCTTAGCAAACAATTCCTTGAAGAAATTGATTATCTTAGTACCTAAAGATTGAGTATCTTTGGTCATTACATACTCTCTGAAACCTTCTGCCATTCTTTCTTCAAGTTCTGAGTTGCTCAATTCACCATAAGTTCTCTTGGCTTCTTTAAGTAATTCTTCTCTTAATTCAGGCTCTGTGAGTAAATGGAATACTGCATGGAATGCTTCATGATATGTAGTCCCTTTGGCAGCTATATCACTTAAAGTAATAATACCATCACTAAATTGACCCCATGCTAATGCACCAGTCTTTGCTACTTTGATAAGACCATTAGTAACTACTACTCTCTCACTCTCACTTAGTTGAGGTAGAACCTTGTTTAACCAAGCTAACTCCTTATCTTTATCCCATATAGGTCTTGATAAGTCATCAACTTGTCTTAATTCAAACTCTACATCAAACTCTTCATCAACCTGATTAATAGCCTGCTCTTTAGCTACTGTAGCTTGAGCACCACTTGTAGTGGCTTGGTTAATAGTAGCAGGAATAATAGGCTTCTCAATCTTAACTGGTTCAGTAGAAGGAGTATAAAGTATAGTACTTTCTTGAGACATATCTACAACTCTTTGAGGATTACCTTCCAGTATCTTCTTTATATTGTTCTTAGCCTCAGTCTCACTATATGACAGTACAGCATTCTTTACTAAAGCAATAGTATTACCATTAGGAAATACTGCATAGAAATCATTAGATGCAACATGTGCAGGTTGGTTTCCAAACCCTTTAGTAATATTAGGAACCTTAGTCATATATACCTCAACCCCATTCACCTTTCCAATAGGACTTAGATAACCTGTATGTAACTTTCCATCTCTCAAGAAGTAACCTACCTTACTATCAGCTAATGTAAATTCAGGTAATACATCATTTATAGGACTCTGTGTTTCAAGTGTACTATTGAAGATAGGTAAAGAGCTATTAGTATTGCTCACTTCTGGAGTGGCTACACTATCAACTAAAGGAACATTCACAGATGAATCATAGTTAAGAAGAATACCCTTCTCCTTAGTTACTCTACTAACATTCTCCTTGTTGTACTCAAGTACAAAGGGTAATATAGCTAAAGTAGTGATAGGAGTATGATACTGAGACTCAAATAAGTTCTTATAAGCACTCAATTGTTTAGTATAATACTGCTCCTGACTCATTGTTTGGGTATTAGATTTATTCTTGAAATAATTAACCTTTCTACCATTCCTATCAACAAAGTCATAGAAGCTATATCTACTTGTCTTAACATCATATATCTTGAAGTTTCCATTAGCATCTACAGAGAGAATATCAACCTCACCAGCTACTCTATTTCCATTCTCATACTTATTGAAGAGCACTATATTATTAGTAAGGAATGTTTCACCCCTTGCTTCAATATTACTCTTAATTTCAGTAAGAGAAGTAACCAAATCATTGAATGCCTGTTCAGACATATTGCTTGGTTTAACTGGCATCTCACTTGATGTGAAGAAGTTCCTGATTACACTATCTACAGAAGTACCTGCATCTAATGCTCTTTGTGAATTAGTTCCAGACATCTTATCTCTTACTATATTCACAATAGTATCTCTGCTTCTTACATCTATCTTACCCTCAAAGGCTGTAAGGTCTACACCATAATGGTTACTTAAGTTCTTAAGATAGTTATTGAACTGTACTATATTATCTGCATTCTTTGAGAGATTAACTCTTAAATCCTGTAGAGCTTTAGCCTGCTTAGGAGACTGGGTCCAATTACTTCCTAATACTGAATGTACCCTCTTATATTCATGGTACTCACCATCATCCTCAAGGATATAGTAGAACTCACTATCAGTTCTTGTCTTATCAACCTTAGACTGGTTCTCTACAATCTGGTCTATAACTTCCTTAGAATCAGCTACAGTCTTCTTTCTATCAGCTAATTTCTGTTTGAATTTATCTGATGCAGCACCAGTTACATACTGACCTGTATTTCTGTTCAGAACTTTACCATTAGGGAGAAGGGTGATACCCCCCATCATCATGGAGCCATTCTGAGCATCCCCATAGTTTTCCTGTATATAAGCCATATCAAGGATAGACTCTGGGAAAGAGTTAAGAGTCCTGCCATTATTATCCCTTACAGTATTTGAAGTCAAATCTACATGGTATGTAGTATTATCAAATGAAACTGTAGTTCCAGCAATAGCTCCCTCAGTACCTCCTACAGGAGTTTGTACTTTTCTACCTTCCTCAGGCTTAACTGATGCAGGATTTAGAGCTTGCTGTAAGTTGCCTTGTATATCAAAATAATCAGTTGTAAACCAACTACTCTTTACACTGGCATCTACTATATTGGATGTCATTACTCCAGAAGAGAGTAACATGTTATTGTAGCCTCCCTTATTAAGCATACCTAAATTCACCTGTAATGGAAGGTTGAATGCCATTAAAATGTTTTGTATTTCACTGGCTACTTCCTGTGAATCCCTTGTATCAGGTTGGGTTTTAACACCCTCTCCACCTAATTCATAGAGAACATTAGGGTCCCATCTTTCAGTTAAGAATACAGTTCTTGTATCTTCTCTTCTGACTCTCTTACCATCTACTTCATCATAGATTTCATTCTTATTAGCATCTCTCTGAACCTTAGTAAACCTGATACCATTACCATTCTTACCTTGAACAAAGTCAATATGAACATCACCAATGTATAGGCTTCTTGCCAAGTCTTTTACTGCATTACTAACATCTTCCTCTGTAAAAGCATTAGCTAAAGCATCAATACTCTTCTTTATATTCTTGTATAAAGGAGTTGAGTTAATAGTAACATCCTCTGGGTTATATTCATTTTCATTGAAGTGCTTAACCCTTACAGCAGCAGGACTATATTTACCAGCAGCATTAGGAATAAGGATATACATCCTACCCTCCTTTTGGCTCATATCCATTGGCTTGATGATTAAATCATCACTGATTCTACCATTAGTAGACAGGACACCATTCTTTACAATACCAAAGATAGAACTTGAAGATACATTAGGTATTTCTCCCATGTTTCTTTCTTCTGTACTATAAGGTATTCTACCAACCATTATCTGAGATACTCTTGTAGTAGGAGTAGCTATAAACTTCTTATCCTTTCCAGTCTGATTGAACTTAGCTTTCACTCTTTCAATAAGACCTGACAATCCTTCATACCTGTCAACTACATACTGACTTTCATCCAAGGAACCTACTACTTGGTTATTCCTCTTATCTACAATAAAGATTGTATGGTCATTAAATTCAGGGTCAATCATAAAGCCAAGTTCATCACCTGCCTTTAGATTACCTTCATTTACATAACTGAAAGCTCTATTATCTCTTAGATAGTTGTAAAGTTTATCAAAGTTTAAGTTCTCTTTCTCTGCAACTACTACATTGAAAGGTCTGAAATCTCCATCCTTACTTGCATTGATATGCAATTCAGGTATAGTAGGTCTATAATATTGTCTCTTACTTTTCTGACTACTGTCTAAAGATTGAGGAGTAGGAGCATTTTCATTGGCTTTCTTATTTTCCTCTGCTACCATTTGAGGAGTAATATTACCCACAGGAGGTTCATAAGTATTAACTGGTCCACTATTAACCGGAGGTACAGTAGGAGTACCACTATCTCCAGTAGTTTCTCTCTCAGTAGTACCTCTTGTACCATTTGTTCTCTCAACTGGCTTTAGATACTCAGAAGGGAATCTTGCTTTGAACCTTTGGTCATTATTTACTGCACTCATTGCAGACAGAAGACCATATTGAGCCTCAGCAAAATTCATCATATTCAAATCATCTGGTAGATTTTCATCATACAGAGTTTCTGGATTATTAATGAATACTGAGTTAGGATTAGCCATTTCTTCAAGGTTATTAGCATTTTCATGCTGTGCCCTAAGAAGTTCTTGTGCATTAGCTTTAGCCTCAGGAGAAATAGATTGATTACTGTCTATTGCCCTTGCTACTTCACTATTATACATTTGAACTTCCTTATAGTCCTTAGCCATCTTGTTTCCTTCATTCTCAAGTTCATCAAGAATCTTTTGTCTCTTGGCTGTATCAGGCTCATTATTCAATGCTTCCCTGAATTCATTAAGGTTTGTAGCAGCTAATACTGCATCCTTAGTCTTAACTATCTCTTGTCTTTCATTCTCTCTTATAATATTCTCTTTTTGTCTCTCTTGCTTTTGTTGTAGAGCCTGAGGATTTCTAAGATAAGTATCATATTTGCCAATGAAATCATTTCTTCTCTCAATCATTCTTTTCAAATCATCAAGTTCTTGAGTTATACCCTTAGAACTTAATATAGGGAACCTTTCAGAAATACCTTTTGATGCTTTATCTAAGGCATCAACAAATTGAGAATTTTCCTTATCATTAAGAATTGCTGTTAACTGAGATGGGCTTAAATTAGTAAGCATTCTTATTGCTTCTGCATCTCTTCTTTCTGCTTCCTTTGTTGATTCAGGGGCATTATAATATATATCCCTTTCAATATCAGCAGCTATAGTATTTAAAGATTCTTGTACTTCTTCAAATACATTCTTAAATCTATTCTCAAGATTGTCAATATTTGAGAAGTAATAAGTCATCTCTTCAAGACCATCTTCATCAAAGTAATCACCAATCTTAACCTGTAAGTCCTGACTAATCTTTCTATAGTTATCTACAGCTTCCTTAGTCTCTTGAGTTTGCTTTTGAATCTGTTCAATTACTTCTGCATCAGTCATATTATCATATACTGATGTACCAGTTTCCTGATTAGTAGTGAGTTGTCTTATTTGTTCAACATCTTCTTCTCTTATATTACCAGCTTCCTCAATTATATCATATAGGTCATTGATTCTTCCTGCCTTATCAAACATGATAACATCACTAATAAGCTGGTTGTGTTCAGCATTCTTAAACTCAAAGTTATCATTGTTATCAGCAGCTTCATCCATTTGTCTCTGGTAGGCATTATGTCTGATAGCTGATTGATAGTAGTTAAGGAACTCAGGTGATTGTACTCTATTATTCAGTTGAGATACAATGGCATCATCTTGTTCACTTCTTTCTCTTATCTCTTGAATATCTTCCTTAATACCTCCTTGTAGATAAACTGGAGATTGGAAACCACCTTCACTATTCTTTGCACTCCTAAATCCTGGAATACCAACTAAACCAGTTAAACCACCAATGAAACCTTCTTCCCACCCTTCAACAGTACCATAGGTTTGCTGAATAGCTTTTGCAGCAGCTTGTAACCAGTCAATAGTTTCACTCTCTGCATCTGGGTCTATCTTGGCTCCATAGAAGTCATTAAGTTCAGAAGCATATTTATATCCTGCAACTTTACCTGCAACAGCCTGTCCCATTTCTTCATAAGGACCTTCTGCAACACCCTTACTTGCAATCTTCAAAGCATTTCTAAGTACAGAAGGTTTAGCTGCACTATAACTTACAGTACCATCCTCTGCAACTGTCCTTAGTATCTGACTACCTCTCTTAGCTGTATTATATCCACCTGCATAGAACTTACCAAACTGCCAAGCATCTGATACAGTAAGTAGTGGAATATTCAGAGCAAAGTCTATATTACCCATCTTAGCCCTATCTTCTGATAGTTTCTGTAGCCCACCTTTGTAATCAAACTTAGCATCTACTCTTGCCTGTAACATAGCTTGTCCTTCTGGAGTGAGAACTTGCTCAAAAGTATTTCCATCAGGAGAAATCTGATATTGTGCAAATTGAGGAAACTCTCTAAGCATAGCTTCCTGCTCTTGTGCTGCTACTTTAGCTTGTGCATCATCAAGTTGTTGTTTGTGAAGCTCAAACCAGTCTTTACTATTCTGTATAGCCTCAATCCTTGCTTCACCTAATGCACCTGAGAAAGCACCAGTAAGTTTAAGAGTAGGCTCAGCCATCTTAAGTTTCTTAGCATCTCTTGCCAATTCATCAGTAAGCCTTACACCATCAAGGAATAAATCTCCTTCCCTATAAGCTTGTAAAGCTGCATTAGGGCTAAGAGCCTCACCTGAGGCTGTAACTGCACCTTTGAATGCTTGTCTTGCTTTATTAAGACCAAGTAACTTTGAGGTTGCCCCAGCACTAATCTTACCAGAGTAGGCAGCACCAACAGCAAAACCTAAGTTCTTAAGGAACTTGTCTCCAATAAAGTTAGCTGAGAATATATTCTCATACCAAGGGTCATTCTGCTCTGCATCAGTGTAGTAATTAGGTAGAGCTGATTCTGACCATTCATTTACTTGCTGCATTGCATTTGAGAAAGGATTATCCCAGAAGCCTGAGAATGTTCCTGTAGCTGCTGCATTACCTAAACCTACTATAGTTCCAATGATACCATCAGCAAAGGTAGTACCTGCAAGAACAGCACCCTTAGCTAAACCAGCTCCTATTTGGGCATACCAAGGTTGCATCTCACCTCTTGTATTAGCCAAGTTATCAAGTTGGGTGATAGATGTGATGTCTTTATCATACATACTATCATTTACTCCAACAAAACCTACCTCTTGAGGCACAGCTCTTTGTAAGGCACTATTAGAAACTTGCTTGTATTCCTCTATATTATTAATAAGAGGAACATCTCTAAGAAGTCCTTCCTGCTTTAGTGCATCTATACTTTTAATTCCCTTTAACCCACCTACTCCTTGTGTAGATGGGTCTTGGATTTGTTGATTATTTGCCATATTCTTCTACTCTAATTTAGAATCTGTATTACTTTGTCTCTTAGCAAGTGTATTGAACTTACCATAGATATAATTCATCATTGTATTGATGTATCTTTGAGCTTCTACATCATAGCCATTCTCAAGAAGTACATTAATATTATTCATATACCCTGCTACACTTCTATCTGCATCATCTATTAGCTCAGGGTCAATAACTGCTGATTTAGTTTTACCATCCTTAGTAGCATTGATTATAAGTCCAACCTCTGGGTCATAGCTTATATCATTGTCACCAGTGAAGTAATCTGAGATATTCTTTAACTTAATAGGGTCTCCCTTCCTATTATCATCAAGTTCATAAAGACCAGTTGATTCTGTAGCTGCACCTAAGGTTCTTGCATTCTCCTTTATAACTTGAGAAATTAAGTCACTCTGAGTTATATTAGGTTTATATATAAAGTTCCTTACAGCACTGCTCCTAATATCAGCTTGTAACTTCTGTTCAAGTTGGTCCATATTACCATCCTTCATATCATACTTCTTGATTATCTGTTTAAGTCTTTCTGCATGAGGTTTAACCTTATATATTCCACCACCAACATTCACACCATATTGAGTTGGATAACCCGGATTAATTCTCTCAACTTCTTCATTAATCATTGCAGGATTAGCTCTTAACTGTTGTATGAACTGTAGGTCATTATTAAGTTCAGTAGTTTTCTTGTCTCCATCTACTTTAGTTTTAGGTACTGGCCTAAATACAGCAGAGGGGGTTCCTTCTGTCTTACCCTTCTTGAGGTTAGCTAACCTTTCCTGCATTGCATAATCATAAGCCTTATTAGAAATAGTTTGATATTGAGTTTCACCTACTGCATTCCATAAACCTTGTCTTGCATAGTCATAAGCCCTATTGAGGATATTCTCATCATTCCAGTTCCTAATACCAGAACTTCCTACTATATCTTCTACAATACCTTGAAGTATAGGAGAAGCCTCAGGATTATTCTGTACAGCCTGCATAATCTCCTCAGGTCTGAATCCCTTCTGCATTATAGTTTCGTAGTATTGATTACCTAAGATTGTTCTCCACTTTCTTGGGTTCTCTCTTACTTCCTTAGCTAAATTCTGTGCAGCAGTACCCACTTGTTTGGATAATAGTGCTCCAGAATAGGATTGTGGTGATAGGGCTGGGTTAGATATAAGTTCATCTAAGGAAAGTGTTGAAGCAGGTCTGTCAAATAATAGTGTACTATCTTGAGCCTGTAATTTCCTTTGTTCATCTATTAACTCTTGTCTCCTCTTATATGCCTGTTCTATAGGAATAATCTCAGAGGAATATCTTCTCTTCATATCAATCAATCCTTGCCTACTTGCAGGAGTAAGTCCTTGTTTAGCTAATGACTCAGCTTGTTTAGCCAAGTCATTAGAATATTGTTTGTACATTGCATAAGCCTGTGGGTCTGTCTGCTCATTGGCAAGTCTTTCAAATACACCTGCCTTAGTGCTTAACTCTCCCATTCCTTCCTGTATAGTATTATACTCATTAGTATAAGCCTGTAGTGGCTGAAGCATTTCCTGATAAGAGAATGGTCTGAACTTAGCATTGGAAATAAATGAATAATTCGCCATATTTATTCCTCCTTATATTTCCAAATATATCCTATGCTTGTTTTATTCTTTCCTAAACAGCACTTGGTTATATTCTTTCCTATGTAACATTTAATTGGGTCTATTGTAGAAGTGAACTTATAAATATATCCCTTGAAATTAGCCATAAGTAAATCCTTTCTTCTTTTTAGTTCTTACTTTACCACCTTTAGCTTTCTTAGTTCCTCCAGTGTATTCTCCTTTGGTATTCATCTTAAGAACACCTGATTTAGCTAATGTATCAAGCCATGATGCTTGTTCCTGCTCCCAACCTATATCTCCTAAACCTTGCAAGAAGTTAGTTATATTAGCACTTCTTCTTGCACTATCTTGGTCTTTAATAGCTTGCCTTAATTGAGCAGCAGACATAGCAGCTCTCATTTTTAACTCATCATTTTGCCTGTTAGCTATTGCAGCTCTCATAGCACCTTCACTATTATACTGGTTAGTTCCTCTGTTGAAGCCTTCAACTTGTTGTCTTTGAGCTAAGTTATATTCTTCTGCTTTCCTTGCCAAGTCTCCTAAATTCTGACCATAATTATAATCAGCAGCTAATAGACCAGCCTGCATATTTGCTCTATTTCCACCAGAGGTATTTTGTAATCCTCTTCTTGTTGTATTTGAAGAAGCATCAAGCTTGTTTATATAATAATTTCTATCAAAAGGCTGGTAACTTAAGTAATTACCAATAGGAGTAAAATCTACATTTCCAAGGTTCTTGGTAGAATTTAACACTAAGTCTGAATTCCTATAATCAGGTTTACTGAACATATCAGTTATAGCACCTATTCCTGCTCCTACTACTGGAGCATATCTTAACCAAGAAGGTCTCCTTCCTCTTTCATCTCCATCTTCATCTCCTGAAGAGGTTAATGATTGAGTGGGGATGGATTCAGGAACTGGAGGAGTAGGAATGTCAAATAAAGGAGCTACAGGAGAAGGAAGAGGTGCATTCTCTCTCTTATAAGTTCTTGAAGCTGCCTGCATTGCATTATGTACAGGACCCTTCTTTCTATCTGTGGCAAGTCTCTTTATGTCTGATATATCAGTAAAGGTATTACCTCCAATAGGTCCAAACTCTTGACTATTGATTCTTTTAAGCCAATTAAGTGAGCTTGGTTCTCCTTCTTGAAGAGAATTAACAAAGTTCATATAATCTCCTGTGTACCAATCATCTTGTATTGGTATAAAGTTCTTATATGTTTTGTAAGGTCCACCATCTTCAAATTTATTGGTATCACCCTTCCCTCTTCTATTCTTTATTCCTTCTTGAGCCTCAGCAAGTCTTGACATATTTGCCTCCAAACCTCTCTTACTTATTGGGTCATTTGGTCTTTCCTGACTTTCAAGCTGTGCATATTTAGCAGCATCAGCAAATGTATCCCCTTTCAATTTATATTTCTTCTTGATACTCTCAGGTAATTTTATTCTATTACTGAATACATAATCATTATATATAACCTCTCCTTGTTCAACTAAGTTAGGCACACCTTGCTGGTCAACACCAATCTGAACTCCTTCATTAGGATTCTGTTCATGAGTTCCACCTTCATCAATAATAGTAACACCATTGTTGAAGTCTCCTTCATGTGTATTTAACCATCCACCAAAGGCATGATTCCATCCTCTTGCATTTTGTGCAAAGGTAGCCCTCTTTCTTATAGTAGGAGAATTGCTTCTTTTACCTCTTGCAATACATTCAGAAGTAACCTTGCCTCCACAATATTCAGTAAACTTACCTCTATTCTTTTTCTTAATATGAATACCACCACCCTCAGCAAAGGTGTTCAATTCATCCACAGCTTGGAATGAATTAGGAAGAGAAGTCAATCTAAGATTTCCCATAGCTTTCAACTCTGAATTATTTAATTCCCTATTGGCTAACTCATAGTTTAATGCCTGTCCTCCTATAGTTCCAAGTGGACCCCCATAAGCTGCATAATTAGCCAGAAGGCTTTGGTCACTTATAATATCAATATTTCCAGCAGTATTGCCTAAAGAACTCAGTGCTCTTTGATTAGCTTCATCTATTTGTCTGTTTAATGCTCTTGTCTTCTTCTTGGCTTTATTACTGAACCATCCATCAGAACCTACCTGAGATTTACTTACATTAGCCATGCTTCTATAATCTCCCCAGTCACTAAGTAACTGGTCATTTGTAGTAGCTCCTGAAACATAATTTGACTGTTGGATAGCTTTATTTTCTGTCTGATTAACAAACTCTTTATTTATCTTACTTCCAAAAGCTGCATTAACCAGTCCTCCAACAAGGTTAACTCCAGCTCCAATAAGACCTCCAACTCCAGGAATTGCAGATGCAACAGAGCCTACACCCTGCATTATATTACCAACACCTGTAGTATTACCTTGAGGGTTGGCAAATCCACTGATTAAATTAGCCCCTGTGTTAGCCAATCCACCAGATAGCCAAGAAGGAAGTCCACCTCCATTGGCAAACTTCCTATTTCTTCTTGTTATAACTTTATTCTTAACCATCTTATTAATCTATTTTGATACAAAGGTAAGTATAATATTTGACTTATCAAATGTAATATTTAAAATAGTAGCATACTATAAATAAAATAATTATCACACATTGTAATAAACCATTATATCATGTAATTCTGCCCTATAAGTATTCTTACATATATTTGATAGCTTTACATAAGCCCATGTATTTCTAATTCTATCTCTACCATTAGTACTATCTCTTGGGATTAAAGCCCTCCATACATTAAACTTTTTCTTCAAATTTGAAGGAGTAGCTTCACTAAGACTTAACATAGAAAGTCCAGACTGGTATTCATTCCATACCTCAAGTTTATCAAATGAAGTTAATGGCATAAACACTCCTGACTGGTTATAGAAGTCAGCTCTATACTCAACTACATTAAATATCTTATCATATGATTCCTCAGGATTACATACTACAGTAACATAATATGGCTTGAGTTCTCCATAGAAACTATTGTAGTCTCCAAGTTCATGTTGCCATATTGTATTATTCTTATAACTGTAGAAATTACCATTCATGTTGAACATAAAAGGAACATTCTCATAGTTAAAAAATGAAGTAAACTCCTGAAGGAGTTCTGAATAGCATAGGCAGGTATCATTCTTTATGAAATAGACATCATCATTTGTAGCATCATATTGTATTATATAGTTTGAGAAGTCTCTGCTATTCCATTCAGTTAATGAATTAGTTTCACCAATAAATGTTCTGAAACCTTTCTCAGATGATATGCTGCTTAGTTGTTGACCATTAAACAGCATTATATCATTTGTTATATTATCTATGAAGTACATTCCTGATGGAGTTATAGTCTTAGCCCATTTATTCTGTAGTCCATGTGCTATTGTCACATATCTCTTTCCATCTACTTTATAGCTATTACTTATTTCAATAGGTACACCTTCAGATGTAGGAATCTGTACTCTTGAGTTAAATAATATGTTAGCTATACCTTTATCTTGAAAAGAGAATATTTCATTTCCTAACTTTTCAAGTAACCTTAATTCACCTTTATCCCCATCCAAGTCAAGGGTAGAGGCAACAGTTATATTAGTCCATGTATCAGTTAACTCACCAAGTGATTTAGTCTTAGTCCATGTTATACTGTTTGGAAAGTAATCTATGTTATACCTGTTATAGTTTATACTTCTATAATTAAAGAAATTATTCTTCTGTGAGTAAACAGGATTAAGAAGATTGAAGTTCTGAGGAGTCATTACAAGGTTATTTGATTGACCTCTGTTCCTGTCATATCTTCCATCTATATTAACTCTTGTTTCACACATAAATGATATAATCTCAGTCATACTGTTTTGGTCTTCCAAAGTAAATGGATATGTCTTTAAACAATCATATCTCTGAAAGTAAGTATCACCTTCATTATATATAATCCTTGCAGATGTAACAGCACTACTTCCATTAACAAGATTAACTACTGGACCAGCAGCAACCCATCTATTAGCTTCAAGAGCCTCTTCAGAGGTTCCACCAAACCTATTTACTACATTATCATTATATAACTCTCCTATCCACAGCCCTGCTGAAGTTGCTCCTGAAATAATATCCTGATAGATTGGTAAAGCCTCTTTGGTTGGAAATGAATCTAACCATACAGGAGGTACACTTACATCTACACCACCAATAGCAGTTGATATAGGGTTATTACCATTATCAGGGAGAATAACCTGCTGTCCTTTTGCAGTATAGTTAAATGCAAATACAGCATGTGGAGTTGACTTGTATTTCATACTGATAGGTTCAGTGAAATACTTCATATTGTTATTTGTTATCTCAGTAAGGTTATATGTAGAAATAGCTGAACTATTAAATATAGTATTATAGTCTCCCTTCTTATAACCTGAACCTCCATTCCATCCTGCAAGATATATAGTATATCCCTTACTGTCAATCCACTCTCCATAGAATCCAGGAGCAAGAACCCTATCAACATTACCATAATAATTCAAGTTACCAAGTCCTGAATTGGTAGGAGGATTAATCTTAATCAGACTTACCTCATTGGAGTTGAATATACTAACATTAGTAATACCATTGTGATTCTTATCATCCCTTTCAGCATACCATACTTTACTTGTATCAAAGTAAGATGTAGTAAGTGAGTACCTTAAATTAGATAGTTTCTTTTGTTTAAGTTTTGCAGGAATCTTTTCACCTTCTGCAACATTACCTACATTAACAAGTGAACCATTTCTATGCCAAGGATATACCATCCATCCTACTGGGAAGGAGAATAGATTATTTGCATCCTTCTTACCTTTAGCCATCCATAAAGGAGCAGAACTAAGAACTTTCCATCCTTGGTCATTACCAAGAGAAGTGCTGTCAACCTGTATAAAAGGTTTATATAGACCTAAGTCAGATGGGTCTGGATTAGGAGTTTCTGCAAGTATACTTACATCTGACTGTAAAGCATCTAAACTTATGACTCCTACAATCCTAAACTTAACTGACTGACCATCAATAGATTGTAAGTCATCATTGAACTCTATATCAGGTGAATGGAAGGTTACTATATTTTGGTCTACCACAAACTGGTCATCATAGGGGCTTACATAATTAAGCCTCTCCTGAGTTGATGAAAACTTCTTATATGAGTCAAAAGTTCTATTGATAGCATCATTACTCTGTATCTCTGAACCTCTTGCTCTTGCCTGAGATAATGGATAGTTATGTATGCAAGCCAATGGACTTGGTATTTTATCCCAATCCTGAGTACTTATATTCCCAGGAGCAAAAGGTCTACAGAACCATGAAGACTGTGCATAGGGAGAGTTATTTATCCTATCCTTTACATTTGCCACTGTAGGACATACAATACCCTGACACAGTATGGTTCTATCACTTGGTGATGGATATACTACAATACCTCTTGCTCTTATATAACCTAAGTCAATAAGCTGCTGGATTATTGTAGCATTATTTAAGTCATAGTAACCTGTTACAAGCTTATATCTTTCCTTTCCTCCAGAAGTTGCAACATTTATAACTGAAGGATGTTGATTTACAACTGAATCATTAATAAATATAGCCTCAGACCACTTTCCAGTTTTATGTTGAAATTGTACTCCAAACCTGTAAGTTTCACCATATTTAAATGTAGTAATCTGCGATGAAGAAAATTTAAGCTGATTTATATAAGGGTAAGTTCCATAAACTTTATTTGCATATAAATCTTTGGTACTAAAGTTTATAGTACCTCCTCTTAGTGCATTCTTAATTGTAGGAGTAACTAATTTTCTGTTAATCTTATAATTACCTAAGAATAAAGTATTATCCTTCTGGGTCATAGTCTTAAATACTACATCCTCACCCCCTACATACAATAACTCTGTAGGGTCCATACTACTTCCTGTAGTATTAGTATCTACATAACTTACAGTACTTCCACTAATAACAATATCAGCTACATTCTTGACTACAGGAGTTGCATCTATTGAAGTTCTATATATTGAATACAACCTAATATATTCAAAACTTGTATCTACATTTGATAACTCTATCCTGAATGAGTTACTTACCTTATCTTCAGGAGACCCACCTCTATCACCAAAAGAAGTATAGAGAAGGTCTGAGGTAGCAAATATATTACTCTCCTGACCATATTTATTAAAATAGGTCATTGCATATTGAATAACTCCTGGAGCAAACACTCCATTAGCTGTGTCTATTCTACTGACTTTTAAAGTCTCCTTGAGACCAAGTACCTGAACAAAATCAAAAGAATTATTAGTATATCCAGATGGGTCTGCTATAATATTTATAACTCTTGGTCTGTTCAATCCATCAGTCCAATATATCTTCTGAATATTATCATTCTCATATATACTTAAGGCTTCAATAGGATATTCCACATTGAAGCCAAGATTGCCTTGAAATAGTAACTTACTTTCAAAGAAGTTACTTGGTTTATATTCAAGCCTATATATTCTATCTGTACCTGAGTTTGTAGTAAATATAACCACATAGTTATTCAGAATAGCACTTCCTATGTACTGTCCTTCTATTTGGGTAGGGGTTATAGTAACCTCCTTATTACCCTTTTCATTTGTTATTGAAAGGGTAGTAGAGTGTTCTCTTGCAGTTATTCTAATATTCATTGCATCATACATATAATTATTAGATAACTTGCTTTTAGAGATGTCTCTGTTCATCCCTTTTGGTATAAATTGTACTACTTTAGATTCCATATTAATGTAGTTTTATATATTCTTTGTCTCCTAAATGCTGGAAACCTTTCTTAAATTCATTCATTCTTGGAATAAGCTGGTTCCACATATTAGTAATTGACTCCATCTCTGATACAGAAGGAATAATGAACTCACTGTTACATTGAGCTGCTTTAAAAGCATAAGATTGCTGTGTATTCTGCATTACAGCAGGACTTATTTTACCCATGTCAAAAAGGATAGTAAACCATTCTTTCTTTATATATAACTCCAATGTAGCAAGGAAAATAGAATTATTTGGTAGTAAAGGAAATCCATCACTATCTACTGCTATTGCATTATAACTTATATCAACCTTACCAGTCCTGAAGGAAGTAAAGATAACAGAGCCTTGTGTCTTAAAGCTATTCTCTGTTCTTCCAGAATGATTATGAGGACTGACAAAGGTACTTGTCATAGACCTCAGACATTCTCCACTATCAGATAACCTGACCTGATTTATAGATACTAAATCACAAGGTAATATACCTCTATAGTCCTCTATTTTTATTGTACACTCCTTCTGTATCTTAGTATTAGGTAAACCCATAACACCAATAAAGTCAAGAGTATATTGCACTGCTGACTCTATTGAAAGGTCACTAAGTAATGGGTGTCTAAGTAATCTGCTTAGTACCTCCCTGATATTTACATAATCTATATTGTTAACCATAATTTACTTTCCTTTCTAAGTATAAGGCATCAATAGAGCCCTCTTTTATTTTCTGACTTAATCTAATCTTTAAATCCTTATTAAATAGGAACTCATAGTAGGAGTTATTATTATAGTTAGCTAACTCTCTATTATAGTATATTTTAAAGATTTCTTTCTCCTCCACTTTAACAAGTGTTTTATTCTTATGAGCTTCCTTGTCTTCATACCAAAGTTCTATTGTTTTATTCCAGTCAATAGGAAGGTTAGTTCTAACCTTACCATCCTTTCCAATCTTTATACTCCTGCTATTCTTTCTTAGCTCAATGGAGCCCATCCTATGTGGAAGTTTTACATCATGACCTTGAATTATTTCTTCAGCAAGAAGAAGGTTTATCTTCCTTGTAATAGCAAAGTATTGAGATTCTGTAAGTACATATTCCTTAGACTTTGGTTTATTCTTTCTATAGTATTTATAACCATCATATATACCTAAAGAATTATTAACTTTATACTTCTTAGGATGATTAACCTTTTTAATCCTTTTCTTAAATTCATCTAAGCTTTCTATCATCTTCTAACTTCATCAAGATTATCCTGTGCATCATTCACTTCATCTTTTGGGGAATATTCAGGACCCCTCAACTCTTTAACTACAAGCTCTATCAATGGAGGTATAAGACTATCCTCAATAGGGAAATCTTTATCCATTATATCACATATATCACCATCCTCTGATGGACATTCATAGTCTGCTGCTTTCTCTGCATCTTCAAAGATAGCTGTAAACCTTACATTCTCAAGATATAGGAATTGTGGATTTGATGATTTAAAATAAAGATAACCATCAGGAGCAATAGAACAATAGACTATGTTCTGTAGGAACTTGTTATATCCTACATATCTCATTCTATCTCTTCCTACATATGATATTTCACCTTGATAAAAATCAATAGGATATACCCTTGGATTACCTATCTTCATAGTAACAGGTAACTTATTCTTGCTTCTTAAATAACATCCTCCTTCACAAGCTTCTCCTGATATAGCTGGGACCTGCTTAAGCCCTAAGCATAATGTCTGGTAATTACTCTCTGGTATAGGCTTCTTTATATCAGAATATCTTTGCTTAAGTAGAAATACCCTATACTTAAATAGCAGGAATGATATATGGTCTTGTGTAAATGTAGAGTCATCTGAACTTAACTTAAGTTCATCTATACACATATATGTCAATTCTTTTAATGTTGCCATAATAATTTATTTAGTTATTAAACAATAAAGACATTGCAAATATAAGTAAAATGACTCATATATACAATGTCTTTATTGATTTTATTTGCTGACTATAAGGATAATACTATCCTATTCCTCTTAATTCAACTGTTACAGGAGTATCATAATATTCTGGGAAATCTATTAAGCATGTAGTTCCACATAAGCAGTATATAACTCTTGATATAGTCCTTATATCATCTTTTGTTACAAATCCTCTAAAGTCTGTTAACAACTCCTCAAGGAATAATAGGGCAAGTAACTTATATACATCATCATAGTTCTTGTAACCAAACTGAGATAATGCTATGAAATAGTTATCAAGTGCCTCTGTCTGTAGTTTGGCTAATTCATCCATGACAAACACATTTAGTTACAGTTGAACTTGTATCAATGAAGAACTTCTTCCAATACTTGATAGCCATAGTATAATTCTTAGTTATCATACTTACTGATATTGCCTTAAGTCTCAGCATCTTATTTACAAAGTTCTTGGGAATACAACAAGTATTTTCTACCTCTTTCACACTATTCATAAGACATTTATATACAGGGTCAAGATTAACTACAGCTTTACTTATTGTTACTTCCTGAGGACCATTTAGACTTTTAACCCAAACTATAAACATCCTGTCTTCCAATGGAATCTTCAAATCAATCTGAGATAAAGTGACTGAAGCTTCAGTTGCAGAGCCTTGACTTAAATCAATTGTATGTACAGGATTACTACTTGGTCCTTCTGGAACATAGGTGTTATCAGAATCTATGATTATAGTCTGTATATATTCTTTAGTAGCTTCTCCATGATAAGTAGTTGAAACTTCTATCTCAAGATATTTATCATCAGGAGTTATCTCTAATTTTTCAAAATGTACATTCATAATTTTTAATATTAGTGATAAAAAAAAAGGAGCATAGAACCCTATGCCCCTTATACTTTATTAACTCTCTTATGCTAGGTTAACAATAGATAGTCCTGAAGCTTTATTTACAGCAGTTACCAAAGCTTTCATCAAAGTGTGTTTTCCATCATCTTCACAAACAATTGTGATAGTTCTTTCAGACTTCTGAACTGATTCATTAGAGCCAATGTATGAATAATGAATATCCAGAGTATCATACTTCTTACTTGGGTCAACTAAGTAAGTTGTAGTAATATTGTTAGGATATCCCATACCTCTGTACATATCTCCTCTTGCACCCATGCAGAAATATTCAAGGTCTGCAATGTTATGACCATTCCCTACTTTCTTAGTAGAAGTTACTTTCTTAACATCTCCCCAAGTAATTTCTTCACCATTAACTGTAATAGTAGTAGGCTGAACACTGAAAGGAATGAATGCTTGAGGCATTTTACCAAGAATCCAATCTGGCTGTGCTTCCTCAATTATAATCTTATCATAGTCAGTCTTGTCAAGTTCAGCTTCTTTAGTTGCTGATGTAACTTGAATATCAGTACCTGTTGTTGCTGTACTATTCAGATAGATATTTACCAAAGGAGTAGTCTCATTAGCAATATTCTTAGCAAGAGACAAAGCTAATGCTTTGTAGAAGTTTGAGGCAGTCATTCCTGAAGTAGCCTTTACAAAACCATACTTGAAGTATTGGTCATCCTCTCCAAGACCAATATATTGTCTGAATGCAAGTCTCAACACATATTCCTGAGCCTGAATTGGTGCAGAAGCCAATGCTGAAAGAGTTACTTCATATCTTGCCAATTCATGTGCCATATTATCTGAAGCAGTTGCTTTAGCAGAGATTATATTAGCAATTGTAATTTTATCACTTGATACAATACCTGCTGGACTCATGTACTGAAAATACAGAGTAGTCTTAGCTGTATCTGCTATTGGCAGAATAGAACCTGCTACATCTGTAGATAGAAAGTTCTTATCTGTCTTTAATACTTTTTCGACATATAAATGTCTTACTTGGTTGATTGAAAATGTTGCCATTTTAATATAAGTTTAATTAAACAATTCTTTATTTACTACCTGCTTGTGGGTTTCTACTTATAATAGCAAGTCTAACTGCCCTCTCAAGTATTGCCCTGTGTATTACAGGATTTAGTTCACATTCTGTTATGGTACTAACTCCATTGATACTTAAATCAGAAGGAAGATTAACTAATATAATTGGGGTAGGTCTTGATAGATATCTAACTAAATACTTATCAATATTATAGTCAGACACAATCTCAACTATACCATCATTTATATCAAGTCTTAATGCTCTTCCTCTTCCTGGACCCCTGAATGGGTTTCTATATACTCTATAGAAATCATCTTGAGCTACTGGAGTTATAGAAGCTTCTTCTCCATCAAGGCATCCTAATCTTGAGTCTTTTAATACTGCTGATTCATAAGTAATGAACCATACATCTTCAGGTATCTGAAAGAACATTGAACTCTTAGATAAACCTAAGTGACCTGTTAATTTTTTACTTGTTTCAAAGGTCTTTACTAAGTTACTTAAGTATCTTCTGACTTCTTCTGTTCTTTCCAGACTATCTCCATACTGATTCTTACCTGTATAGATTTCTATTATAATCTCTTCCTGAGCATTTGTCAGGAATACTGATTTCTCATATTCCTCAAAGGCAAGAGGAGTAGTAGAACCAAATTCTGGACTTGCTGAATATGAATCAAGCAAGGTATCAAATCCATCAGAAAATTCCTTAGTAGTCATTATTCACTTCTATTACCTAATTCAACACTTGCCTTCAAATCTCCTTCATAGGCAGCTTTGGCTAACTCAACACCTCTTTGTAGGATTTCTCCATGAATTAAAGGATTAAGTTCACACTCACTAACAGTATTCTCACCATTGATTGAAACACTTCCATATTCACTTGATAAGTTAGTAAGAATAATAGGAGCAGGTCTTCTTATATATCTAACTGTATATTTTAATATTGTCTCACCTGAGTGAGGAATTACTTCTGACTGAATAGTGTTTCCTTCACCTTTAGTAACAAGTCTCCATGCTTGATATTTAAGAGGTTCCTTGTAAGGCTTTGACATCAGTCTTGTATATTCATCATATCTGATTGGTATTACTTGCTTTACTCCTGTATTAGTTGTAAGGCTTTCATTAATCATTAAGAATAAATCAATAGGTAGTTTATACACCTTTGCTCTAACATCAAAGGTTGTTGAAGGAGAACCAACAACAGTTCCATCAGCTACAGTAATAAGCCCTGAGAAATCTATCTGTCTTTTTGCAGAACCATCAAACCCCTCAGAGTATTTATTACCTTTGGGGTTGAAGTAGTTCTTTATAATCTCCTCTTGTGCTTTAGTTAAGAATACTGATTTCTCATATTCATTCAAGCCAGGAGCAGCATTAGACATTATATTATTATACAGGACATCAAATTCATTTGAAAATTCACTTGTAGTCATCTTTCATTATACTTGATTACTCCTTTACTTTAGCTTCTATACTGAACTTCAAATCTTGATTCTTTGGAAGGTTCAGATATTTAGCAGCCATATTAAGAGTAGGTTCTTCATTATCACCACATAATGGTGTGCCATCAGACTTTAAGTATAACATACCACCTCTGTTGCTAATTACTCCCTCTTCAATAGCTTTCTTAATCAAACTCTTAGTTGGAAGTAATGGGTCAGTTACAACTCTTAAGAAGAGCTTAGCATCTGCCTTAATCAGGTTATTAACCTTTTCTTGCAGGAACTCAAGTTTAGAGTTCTTTGAGGTTGGTCTGCCATCAATAGTCTCAATGATAGTTCTGAGGATTAAAGTATTATCTTGGATTTTACCAAACTCCATATAAGACTGCATTGTAAAGTTCATATCCTTTTTAGCATTCTTGACTTCTTCACCTTCTTGTATAATCACAAATTGATATGTGGCTTTAGGATAATCCTGTAACTCCTGAAGAGATGGTGCAATATAAGCCTTGTTTGCAAGTAGGATTTTATACTTGATGTAGTCATCAGGGTCAGATAGATTGAGGAAGTTGTCTCCCTTTGTCAACCTAACCATAGCATTCTCCCAGAAGTTATCTACTTTCTTATAGATACTAAGTGCATTGAACTCAAGTCCCATTATATCCTCAAGGAAAGATTTCTCTTTATCTGTGAGAACATTTACAAACATTCCTGAAGAAAGCTTAGGTACTGTAAACCATTTAACAGCTCCTTCAGCCATACCTCCATATAGAATATGTTTAGGGTCTCTTACTATACCACTCTCTTTTGGTACAAATCTTACAATAATCCTTTCATTTCTTAAACAGTTAATAGTATCCTCTTCCTCTACAACTGCTTGTTTCTTTTGATTTTTAACAGCTTTAGGTTCAGGTGAAATAACATCAGTTACATGCTCTTCTTTCATAATTTCATCATCATCTAAAACTACACTAACTTCTTTAGCCATATTTTACTTCTCCAATTTAAAATAAAAAAAAAAATAGGGAGAGGGAATATCCCACTCCCCTTTATATTACCCTTCCAGTATTGCTGGAATTAATGACATAGTTCTTGTTGGGTCAAGCACACAAACACCTAATGTTGCCATCTTGTGAATTATTGCTGAGTCCTCATCAAATGACATATGAGGATTACCCTTAGCACCTGTGAATGGGTTTCTCAAACCCCACTGGTAGCTTCTAAGTTCATTGTCACCCTTAATTCTACATTTAAAGATATTAGGCTGGTCCATAGTACCAATATACCAGATATCAAATCTGTAAGACATAGCAGGACCACCCATTGGGTGAATAATCTTGTTTCTTACAGGGTCATCATAGAATGGGTCTACATCAAGTCTAACTCTAACACCATTAGGAGCTTTATATTCCACAAATTGGAAACCAGCACTAAGTGCATTTGAGTGGAGTTTAGACTGAGTCTTTTCTACAACTCTTGTAGAGTTATTATCAAGTACAAAAGTAGTCCAGCCAGATATAGTTTGCAGAACTGCCTTATGGAACAGGATAGCACCTCTTTCACCAGTCTTGATGATAAACAATCTATCACTCATAGACAGTTTAGAAGCTGAAAGTTCATACAAGGCATCTTCAAGCAACTTCAAGCTAAATGTATTATAGTACATAGTATTGGCAACCTCTGTCTGTTCAAAGATACCAGCACCAGTCTTAATAACATTACCTGACTTACCAAAGTTCATGTATTCACCATTAGCATTCCTGTTTGAGGTACCAAATGCCATAGCATTATTCTTGTATTCAGAGAATTGTTCCTCTACCTCATAGTCTACATAGTGCATCCACATATTAGCAGTATCCTTAACCTGCTTGCCATTTACATTCCTAACCATAGGAATACCTATAGCAAGTTTCTTGCCAAGCTTATTACCAGCTACCTTATGTTGGATTCTAATAACAGACCATTCATTTCTCATAGAGACAGGAGTACTAAACCTAATATCACCTACCTTTCTGGAGAGTTCCTTCTCTACAGGAGCAAAGTCTACAGAGAATCTTTCACCAGCTTGAAGTCTTTCAGCAGGACATCCAGTGGTATTACCACCCATGAGTTCTACTTTGTAGACAGCATTAGTACCTTCCATTCTTGCATCACCAAGGATTCTAAATGGATATACTTGGTTCAAATTACCTACAATAACTTCACCATCTGCAAACCAATCTTCTGGGAATACAAGATAGAAAGGTGATGTTCCCACACCAACATTAGTTGCATTTCCTGTAACTACTGTACCATTCTCATCTCTTGCTTCTACAAGTGGAATATTCCTTCTTGCAGAACCAACAACATCCCAGTAATATTCATTATCATCCTCAAACTCTCTTACTGGGAACTGATTCAGGAATGTATCCAGAGTTTTCCCTCTATTGAATGCCAGCAATTGCACCATAAGGTTTGTAGCCTTTTGAGGTTGCATCTGGAAGATAGAGCCAAGGTGATTATCACTTGTCAGACCCTTCCAGGATTGGAAGCCTAACATTTGAAATTTACCTAATTTACCAGCCATAAAATTAATTATCTTTTAGTTTATAAATATGTTTAGACATCAGGAGTCCAGCCATTTCCAATATAAGATTCATTGTCCTCCTCAATACCACCAACATATCTTGGATTACCTGCTGAGGACCTTGAACTGCTACTTAGTTTGTGTTCCAGTTCTCTTAAACTTTGCTTGACTTCTTTCTTTACTTTGCCCTTGACTAAACCATCAAGGTTCTTAAAGCCATCAGTAAGTGTGAAGAGTACACTAAGATATTTCTTAAACTCAACTGGGTTGTCTCTTTCATACTTTCCAATTGTAGTTAAGTATTCACCATCTTCTGTTTTGAATACAGGCTTAGCAATGTTATCAAAGGCTTTCTGTCTTGTAACTTTATCCAGTGGTATTCCTTCAAATACCTCTTTGTCTTCAAGCATTACCTTCTTAAGCTTTTCAGCCTGCTCCTTAACTCTTCTTTCTTCTGCTTTTGCTTCTTCTTGTGCTTCTTTGATAAGTTCCTGATAACTCTCAGTGAAGTACTTTCTGTTTTCTTCTAAGGCTTCCTTAGCATCTTCAACATCTGTACCTGCATTAAGAGATTTCTGAACTTCCCTTTGTGCCCTTGCATCACTGTATCCTCTATTTCTAAAGTCCTGATAAATAAGCTTCTGTCTAAGCATTTCACCTTTATCATTCTCAGCAGTGATATCTTCTTCTTTAATTGAATCAAGATATGAAAGAGTATTCTCATACTTCTTTATTTCTTCTGGTTCAATATCAGCATTAAGAGCAGCATCAATTCTCCTTTGTCTTTCATCAAGTCTTGCTTGAATTTGTTTTTCAACTGCTTCAGCAAAGTCTTCAGGTTCATTGATACTCTTTAATGTTTCATCATCAAGGTCAGGGAAGATACCCTCATCTTTCAAGGCACTGGCAATGGAAGAGTAGAAGTTAGTTTTGGGAGAAGTACCACCATCCTTTTCAGAGTTGGTATCTTCCTTTTCTTGATTATTTTTATCTTCACTACCTACGCCCTCTGGAGTGTCAAATAGATTTTCTGCATCTACTATCTCTTCCTCAGTAGTTTCCTTTTCTTCTTCAGTATTTACAGACTCTTCAGTCTTAGTTTCTTCTTGACTATCTTCATTAAATAGACCTTCAATGTCTACCATTTCTTCTCCAGATAGTATAAAATCTTCATTTAATCCATCCATAATTTTCTCCCTAATTATTAACTGACTGCAAAGTTATAATAACTATTTGATATAGGCAATATGGTAATTAAGATGCTTTAGATTATATAAATAAAACCTTTATTTACTGAACAAAAGAAAGGGTGTAATAACAAGTACTACACCCTCTCAATAATTATGCTTCCTTAAAATACTTCCATATTTTACATCCACCCTTATAATCATCATCCTTGAACCAGAAGTTGATTGCAGACTCTATGATTTTTGTATCAATATTATCTCCGAACCAAGCTTTAAATAGTTCACAATAATCATGATATTGGGCATTGATTGCAACATATACATCAGCATGAGTTACAGATTGAGGAATTATTCCTCTATATCTTTCACATACCTCTTTGGCTTTAGACATGTCAAATTTCTCTCCAACATATTTCCTTCCATTTTCAGTATGATACATTTGAGATACAGTATATTTTGCATAGGATTCATTGAAGTGTTCACCTTCATTTCCTTCTAACATCATTTCCATTAATATCTCTCTTGTTAGGACCATAATAACCATCTTGATGTTCTACAATCTTTTCTTTTTCAATAATTTCCATAATACCTGAAATTAATTGTTCTTAATAATTTATCTATCTCTGTAAGCTTACACTGCCAAAGTTATGTAAATTATCTCAGGTATCATAACATTACTAAAAAGCCCCATAACTATTTAAGTTACAGGGCTTTAATTTAGCACTATGTTACTAAAGTGCTATTAACTATCAAATGCTATTGAATCTTTCCTTCCGTGGTGTTTATAAAACACATCAACTATCTTAATTTTTATTATTCTATTGTGACAGTAATTTCTTCTCCAGCTACCTTAGCTTTTAACATCAGGGAATATAACTCCTGAAAGGTAGAAGTAGAACTAATTACTTGTCCTTTTATCTTGTTGTCTCCAACCAAGATACATCCTAAGGTGTCAGCAGGCTTATTTCCTACATGAATAAGGACTCCTGAATAACCAGGAACATCAATAAGTCTGGGTAATTTTCCTCCACAGAATTTAGCCCATGACCTATCTTTGAACTTAGGACTTACTGTATTCATGTCTATTTTATAAGTTCCAGTAGGAATTGCTGTTTCACCATATACCTTCTTTGATTGTATCTCTGAAAGAGGTGAGTCTTCTGTTAATCCTCTATCTGTATCTTCTAATGTGTCACACTCATATATACCATTTACATATAAATGTCCTATACAATATTTAGGATTCTTATACTTTCTAATTATCTTTAATTCCATATTTCCAAATATATCCTCCAGCATGTTTTAACCTTCCATTACAACATGCTGAAATATTACTTCTACTTATATTAGTTGCTTTTTGAGCTTCAATAGATTTTTCCAGAAGGAGATATATGTCTATACACTGAGTAGTTCATATAACTTACCTATGGTATATTTATCTCCTTTAAATATTCTTTTAATTGTTATGTTCATCTATGTTCTTGTGTAAAACTGATTTATAATCACCTTTTCTTAATTGACAACTTAAGTCTGTGCACATAATAGTCATTAAGTTCAAGACTTGTTTTCTTAACTCCTTCACCTCCTCCTCCATACTGTCACTTCTTTTTAAGGCATCATCAAGCCTTTTTCTGTTATCATCTGAGAGTTGCTTGTAAAATTCTAAAGACTCATTCATATTCTTTATCAGATTATTATCAACCTCACTGTTGTATTTCTTTCTTGCAAAGAACCATGAAGTCCAACCACTAACTATAGTAGTTAGAAATCCTACACCTGCTGTAATCAGTATTCCACCATCAATCATATTATTCAACTATTTCTATAAACCTTTGAGTTTTGTTTTTAACATAGGGATTTCTTTCTCTTATTTGTACCTCTACAACAGTATGTTTCTTCTGAAACCATCTAAATAAAAAGAACTTCTTTGGAGGCTTAACAGTCTCTCTTCTGCCTTGAATGGCAGTAAGTCTTTCTAATTCTATAGTAGGAGTTGAAACCACTACATTTGGATACTTTAAATATAAATGATTTTGGAACCACTTGTCTCCCATGATAGTATCAAGTTCGAAGGAAGGATTCTTAAAAATAGTGTCAGGAGTTAACAGAGTGTCACTCTTGTTTATAGAACTAAGCTCATATTGTAACTGTTTCAACCTTTTATCTTTAATGCCAATCTCTTCCCTCATCTTATTTATCTTCAGGAGAGTTGAGTCTTTAAATGTATTAAGTTGCTCTATAGTAAGTTTATAAACCCTACTCTGATTAGTTACATTTGAAAGCTCCATATCATAAGCCTTTATATTTTCAATAGAAGTATTATATTGCTTGGTTAATTTTACATTGGAATTATATAATATACCACATGCAATTACTAATACTCCTATTATAATTAAACCAATTTTCTTCATAATACTTCAATTTTTAAAGGACTATTTCCAATATTTTTCTTTGAACTCATCTAAATCTTTCATGGACCAACTGAGTTCCTTAAAACCTATAGCATGTTCTCCTCTTGGGATTTTACCAGCTCTGACATAGTTATCAAAAGTATCTCTGCTGATTCCTGCCAATTGGCAAAATCTATATTTACTAATTCTTTTAGTAGTATCAGTAGCATTTTGAACTGCTTTCATTATAGTTATTGCAGATTCTTCATCAACATTAGAATTACCTACATCCATATCATCTACTTTACTTGCAAGTAAATCTCTAATAACCTTAGTTAACTTGTTCATCTTCTTCTCCCTCCATACTTTTGGTGACAATAAATAGCACAACTTACAAATATACCACCTATTATCAGATTTAATAACAGTAGATTAAAATCATCTACTGGAATAATAAAATAGTTATCTACAAAAGCTACTATTTTATTAACTACTATGTAGTGAATTGCCATCTTGTGATATATGCAGAACTTGTAAACACAACTACTTATGTACATAGGAATGGTGGTAAGAATAGAACTGCCACCTATAAATAATGTAATATCGAGATAAATGTCAAAGTATGCAAGAATATTACTGATGAAGTCCATAGATGCTATCAGCATAGGAACATATTTCACACTTAATAGTTCAAGCTTGTAGATAACTACTACTTCTCATGGTCACTTATTGGATTTGACTCTTCTTCTTTTATTTGGAGCTACACCACCACTTGTACCATTGTTAGGTTTTGGTCTTCCCATAATTAATTAGTTTTAATTTTTAATAAGTAATTCTCTCAGTCTATTGATTACAAAACCTCTAATACCAATTCTATTATCAGTACCAGAGTTAGAATCAATGTATTTAATAAAGTCTTCCATACTAATATTGTATATCTTGACTTCTACTTCCTCTTGATATAAGGTACTAAGTACTTCTTGTGCAGACTTATTAATCTTAGATTCTATCTCCTTTACTGAGTCTTCCTCTTCTTTAGTAGCTGTCTTGCTTTCTACTTTTTCTTTTAGTTTTGTGTATTCTTTAGTCTTTAACTTCTCAACTAAGGTAACCTTTAGGTTTTCTGTCTCTTTTGATTTAGCTGATAATTCTGAGATTGTGAAAATACATGCTCTTTTACCTTCAGGACTAAGACCATCAATGGTCATTGCATCTACAAGGTCTGAGATAGATTTAATTTCAAATCTACTCAATTTAGTAACAGTAAAATCTTCTTTCTTATTAACTTCTTTAACTTCCTCTACTTTTTCCATTTTAACTTCCATGCTATCTTATATTATAATGTTAATTTATCTACTGCTGTCAAATAAGCTTCAATTGAATCAAGGATTCCTGACCTTTGAGAAGCTGTTCCATCATTAAATGTTACATTCAAGTTATTGCTAACCTGTCTATTAAATGTAGCAACTTCTGTTTTATTTGCAATACTTGTTACAGTGCCCATATCTACACCTTGCAACTTTGAATCTATGACCCTTACACTTCCACTTACAGTGTATGCACTATCACTCCCTGACATAATAGAAGTATAGCCTACCATATTCTTTTCAGTTATTTCCATATTTATTTAATTAATGTGATTACAAAGATATGTAATATACTTGATATATACAACCTAATAAGTGAATTATTTATAGTTTTATTAATATATTATGCAGAACCAACTAATGTTATCTCTAACAACTTACCAGCACTTGCACCAGTCTTTGTATTATAAATATAGCAATTAGTATAAGCAGTTTTACTAACATGATATTTACCACCCAAAGTCATACATGGAACACTAACAACATAATTTCCACTACCATCAGGACCAGATATAATCTTAGCCATACCTTTACCAAATTCATACTGGTCAACTCTGAAGTTGCCATTATAATCAATAGTTTCCATAGATACACTATATCCTTTCAAAGTAGCCAATCCAGCAGATGCTTTATCATGAATAGTAAATCTATACTCATAATAACTATCAGAATAGTCATCAACTCTTGGTTTAGTGTCTCCTACTACAGAATATTGAAGATAACCTTGAATAGGAAATTGAATAAGATTATATTGCTTCATACAAGGAACACTTTGTCTTCTTGTATTAGATATACCTCTATAAAAGTTCATATTATATTCAGGAGCTTCTTTCCATTTAAGTCTTTCATTGGAATATATACTGTCAGATATAAATAATACTATGGCAATATCTTTACTAAGTTTACCTTCCCAATCTAAAGAAGCATCTACCAAAAACAAGGGTAGTTTACCACCAGTGATTGTTCTACCATATATTTTGTAATATGCTTTTTGTTTGCTTCTACTACATATAGCAACTCCTAATTGATTCTTTTTATTATTACCAATTAGCTTGTCAATACTTAATTGTCCTCCTGTACTTGTTTCAAATATTAAAGAATTAATATTAATAACAATAGCTGAATCAGGAGAAGCATTAGCTGGAAAAGTAAAGTCAAATATAGGTTTTGCATTATGATTATACCCATTAAAGTCTGAGGCTCTATAATACCAAGTGCTCTGTCCTGATGCTGGTTGTCTATAATAAATAGCACCTCCTGTAAGGTTAGCAACAGTAGGCTGTATTATAGCTACATTTTCAAACCCATAATGTATAGATTTAAACTGTTCTTCACTAAGAGGAGCTACACTACTATAGACAACAGGATGTCTGTCAGTCCACATATTTACATTACTTGAAATACATTGGGTTCCCAAGTCAGTACTTCCTATACCAAGAGTCTGAGGTATATCATTGTGGATACCTATTGGAGCTGTTATTTTTCCATTACTGTGCGCCATTTTCTTCTGTTTTTACCCACTCACTACTATTTAATATAGTTATGAGTTCTTGTGAATCAAAATCATAAGACTTAATATTATCAGTTTCTACAGTAATCTCTTTTATAATCTCTGGGTTCCATCCAGGATAAAAAACAGTTTCTATAGTTTCATCACTTGATAACATCTTCACTGTACAAGTTACATTGTCTCCTGATATATTCTTAACTAAGAAACCACCTTCACTCTTAAATGTGCCTACCTTTAAATTAGCTAAGAAGCCTACTTGAAGGCTTGTTGAAGCACCAGTTTTTGTTCTCATCTTTGTATAAGTTTAATTTTTAATTCTAATTGTTCATTCCTTCTCTCCAATATCTTAACTCTCTCTTCAAGAGACTTAGTTCTGTTCAATATACTTTGTATTCCTAAAGTATTCAGTTGGGTAGCACCTGCAATAAGTGATATTAAGTCAGGGCTAATATAATTAATATAACCATATCCATCCTTGTCCATACCACATACAGTAGGTAGTATATTCCTAACCTTCTGCCAACTTAGACCAGTATGCACATTTCTGTCTGCATATTTATCTTTCCTTGCAAGAGCTTTATCATTATAGGTGAAATCAAACACTCTTCCTAATAATAATAACTTGGAAGCATAATCTACTTCATAGTCTAACCTATTCTTAAGATTCTCATCAGAACTTGTCATGGCAGTAATACCACCTGTAGCACCAATGTTACCTGTAAATTGCCAAGTACCACCTCCATAATCCATAATATATGATTTATTAGAAGAGCTTCCTATACTACCACTATTAGTCCACCACCAATACATATGATTATCATTATGAACTCCTATACCAAATACATTATCTGATGCTCCAATCTCAATACCTCCATGTTGTCCATTACCATGAAAAGTTGCATATACATTAAATCCAGAGCATCCCCCTGAGTTTATCACTCCTGAGCAATTAACACCTCCACCAGCTTGCATATAACCACCAGAGTAAATATCAGCAGTTGTTTCTATTTTTGCATGGGCACTAAGACCTCTACAAGTCCAATCTGCACTACTATGATTAGAATTATAAGAAGTCCAGAATCTATACATTGTACCATAAGCCGTAGCATCTGATAATTGAGCACTAATATACATCTCAGGAGTACCATTTCTCATAGTGTGTAAAGCACACATATTTTTGACATCATCTCCTGAATATCCATTAATCCACAATGTGTCATTCCAATATTTAACAGAACCAGTCATAGCCACTTTAATCCCTATACCATTATTGAAATAGGCTTGAGGATTTGATTGTTGTTTTCCAATATAATTAGTTACAAGAAAAACAGATTTGTCTGCTTTTCCAATTAATCTATTTGCATATATGTTTCTCCATATATGACCATCATATCCTAAATCATTAACATTTGTTACATACGGATGAATTCCTCCATTAACAATTAAGCTATTAGCAAAATATAAATTTCTCGAAGGATTAGTTAAAAAATGAACATATGACCCATTTTCTGCTCCGATTTTTATTTCAATACCATTATATCTTGAATATAGAAAGCCTGCATCTGCTATAAGATTACCTCCGCAAACATTTGTATATCCAGTATCAGTTATATTTCTAAATTTAAATTCTCCTGAATTAGTAAAATACACTACTCCTGATGTTACTCCTGGCTGATGAAATCCTATACCTGGATAAAGATTACTACCATTACCATTGACCATAAATCCGGTATTAGAATATACATTACCAGTAGGTTCTCTGAAATAACAATTATGTAGTCTACCTTCTGAATAATTCCAATAACCAACAGTTTTAGAGTTAGACATAAAAGTTATCATTCCCTTTTGATGCCAATTTAGACCAGTACCATTATCTCCTATACTAAGACTATATGACGGAGCATCTCCTTGTTTCCTGTTAATAAACAATCTTCCATCTTCCATTAATGTCATCTTATATCCTTCTGTTCCATACCACCAATCAAAACTTTTTGAGTTTCTCAGTCCTGCTCCAACAGTCCATATAGGTTTATTTCCAAATCCATTATTATTATTAAAATAACCAATGGAAGCTTGTTGTCCGGACTTATTAACTACACCAAGTTTACCATAATCTGACTGACTATATCTTACAAAGATACCTTCATTATTACTTCCATTAGGTCTTATTTCAAAATTCCCAGCTTCAGCCATGCCAGCAGTAGTTCCACTTAAACCTACATCATAATATCTTCCATTTGTTTTATATCTTGTATATGACCATTCATTAGTAATATTATTAATTTCTATTCTGTCAGCAGAAGTATAAAATCTACCATTTGTACTTACTGGTTTAACATCTATATCAGAACCTAATACAGAAATAGAATTATTGATTTCAGCATTTCGTATTTCACCACTTTTAGAATTAAAATACTTAACATAAAAAGGAGTATCAGTAGAACTATTATCATATATAACAGTTTTAATTGAATTTAAAGATGAAGCAGCCCTCCAACAAAGACCTCCCCATTTAACACCTTGATATGTAAATGTACATAATCTTGGAGCATTTTGGTCAGTGTCACTTCCATAGCCAACATATAGTACTCCTGCAAACATACTTGTAGTTTGGTATTTCTTTATAAGATTAAATCTAATAGAACCATTTGCATATATACCATTAGATCTCCTATATATCATTTCACCACTAACATATTTACTGCCAATATCAGCAGTTCCAATCCTAATTAACCCTACTACCCAATGTTCATATTCAGAATAAATATTTTGACCATTAAAATAAATATCGGCTACATTTTTAACATCATCAAGAAAAGCAAGTCCTTTCCAAGAATTCCAAGTTGTTTGCTTCCCATCTCTATAATATGGTCTATTATTTGTATTATCAGTAGAACTTGGACCAGCTAATTGCCATGTGCCATAATCAGAAGTCCACCCTTTTAAACTTAATATGCTATACCCTTGATTAGTAGGAGTTCCTTGCATAGAAAAATAAGAAGTAACACCTTTTTCTTGAAAACTAGAGGGATAAATGACTTCATTTCTTTTATCTACTACTGTAATATATCTAGTTTTAAATACTGTATCTTTATTCCCTTCATATGCTAAAGCATACAAATTCCCATCTACACTCCCATCTGCTTTGAGGAATTGAGAAGAAGTACCTCCTGCAACTTTTTCATATAAATTAGGTAAAGTGATAATACCATTTACAGGTTTATAGACAGTACCATTCAATGATATATTTCCCCCACCAATAGCCTGTCCATTAATCCATTTCTGAGATGCAGCATCATAGACAAGAGCTTGTTTGTCTTGAGGGTTGCTAATATTTGTATCAGCTAAATCTTGTAATGTAAATGATATACCTCCTGAAGAGCCAATACCAAGAGCTGTGATACCTCCTGTCATATAGAAGTTAGCCATCTCTTCAGCACCATCAGAGTTATATTTAACTCCTTTTATAGCATTTCTTTCAGCATCATACTCCAAGAATATATTCCCAATCTTTATCTTAGGAGTTTCTATCTTGGTAGTAAGGTAGATTTCTGTACCATTAAAAGTACCATAAACATTACCATTAGCTTGATATGTAGCACCCCAGAAAGTAGCATTCTTTAATCTATTAATAGAATCTCTATTTTCTTTACCTTTGTTACCTGCATATGCAGTATCAGCAGTTTCACCTAAAGCAAGTGATTTACTAATTTCTACATAAGATGTTCCTGACCATCTATAAGTAAGATTAGTGTCAAGTGTTACATATATCTTTCCACTTTTTCCTGTAGCAGGCAGTGCTGAAAAAGTACTATATTCAAGTACATCATCCACATAAGAAGGAAGGTACATTGATGATATTAAACCATCATTGTCAAGAGGTACTACACCTCCTGCTTTACCTTTCTGACTCAATGGGATATAATCTTTAACAGCTTTACTGATAGCTGTATTCATTTGAGAGGTTGTAGAATAAGGACTAAGAGCTCCAGTAAGATGGGATACAGCTATCTGTTTATCAGGGTTATCTCCATCACCAAGTATAGACCATAAGAGGGTTTCATCCATTCCACTTCCACTTCCACCTCCACCTCCACCAGTATTAAGACCTAAAGCTGATACAAAGCTATTAGAGTAAAAGCCTCTTGGAGTACCATCAGATTTATTTGTTACAAATATATCCTGACTTGAATCTTCTGCAAAGTAATTTGCTATCTTATTCCACAGTGTCTTCTCAGCTAATGTAACATGGATATCAGCATTATTTATATGATTATTTAATAGGTTCTGTACAGGAGTTACTGCATTAACTACAGCCTTTGAGATGGCTGAATTAGTTTCTGACTTAGTATAATAATTACTTAGGTCTACCTTAATATCAGTGAGTCTCATTGAAGACCAATGAGTTGCTCTTGCCTTTTGTATAAATAGCCTATCTTCAGTAGGAGTAGTATCAGCCCAATCACCAACATTAGTTAATTGACCAAGAGAAGAGGCACCTCCTGTACCTCCACCACCTGTGAGAATATTATCTATTTGTTGTTTAACCCATTCTTGAGTAGCTAAACCTGTTAAGTCAAGATGGCTCTTTGGAATAATTTCATTTTCAGCATCAAGAGCCTTCCACATATCTTCAAGTTTGAAAGTCTCTTCAGGTATCTTCATGCCATACCATTGTTTAAGTTTAGCATCATAACCTAAATAGAACTTATCAAATGTCTTATCTACACTGTTATCTGTTGTAGACTTCTTGACATCAAGAAGCTGCCATAAATAAAGAGAGTTAATTGAAGAATAGAATTGTAATGTAGTTACCTGAATATCATCAGGTTTAACATAATTGGCTTGACAGGCTAAATCTACAACCAAGAAGGCATCTTTATAGACTACCCTTGCATCATAACCCTTTGAATAGCTTACTTCAAAACTGTATTCTCCAGTTCTTTGTACTGAACCTTTTATGGTGAAGGTAATTTTATTTCCAGATACAGAATAGTCAGGAACACTAATTAATGTACCTGAACACCATACCTTGAATCTTATATTTGTAGCAGTGGACAGGTCCTCAGGAATGTTAACATTATCAACAGTCTTAGTTATAGCCCATACTACCTTTATATCATTACCTTTAACTATTTCCATATTAATTCAATTTGAATTGACTCTTGAGGTCCTCTATAAGTTTATTGACCTCTTCTTTAGTATAATAATTAGATAAATCTCCTGCAATCTGCACATTAGATTTAACTTCTATACTATTAACCATTATATTACTATTTGTTAGTGTATTATCACACTGACTGGCATCATCTACAATAGTAAATACTGAGGATTCAGTTATTCTTGCATCATAGTCTTTTGACCAAGATGCTTCAAAGCTATAATTACCAATCCTTGTATTCCTTCCTTTTATTGTAAACTGGACTTGATTAGTATTCAGAATAATATAATCTGTTACTTCAAGCTTCCTGCCATTACTATTCACATAAATAGTAAGGTTACTTACTGTATCTAAGTCTTCCTTGATAGGAACTCCATCAACTACCTTAGTTATACTCCAAGTAACCTTAATATCATTTCCTCTTAAAATGTTCATTATTTATCCTCTTTATATAGCAGGAGCAGCCTCAATAGTTACTGGAATAGTTGTACCATCTATCAAAGTAAGAGTTCCACTTGTTATAACTCCAGCAGAGTCTTTAATAAGTTTTAGACTCTTTACACTCTTTGAGAATGTATTCCATACATTATAAAATTCTTGTCTTCCAGATACAGGCTTTGTAAGATTAGTTCTCATTTTACCTACATCCTGCATATCTTCATCTGAATAATCATTGGTAGATAATCCCTTACCTGCTACAGCCTTTACAGCATCAGTAATCCCATAACCTTTCAAGGTTGTAGGTTTATTAGTTACATTATCAAAGGATATAGAACTGTCTTTACCTAAGACAGTCCATTCTCCATTATTAAAATATCTTGCAGTACCTTTATACAACCATAGCATATTGGTTGGTACTGGATTAGGTGATATTGCTATTCCATTTAAACTTTTCATATCATTATTTATTAATATATTTCCACTTATACCCACCAGCAGTTTTTGCTCTTCCTCTACATACAGCAGTTATGTTAGTTGGTATAATATTTATAGCCTTTACCATTATTCCACCTATATTTTGGTTTATACTTTGTTATGCCAATATAACATCTTCCTGATGGAGAGGTATGCTTATATATGGTAAAGTTATCCATTAGAATTTACTCTCGCTTTATTAATTTGTTTCTTTTTAAGTTCAGCATCAGTCTTATTTTTATCCTTCTGGACTTTTAACTTATCATATTCAAGCTTCATTTTTCTATCAAACTCTTCAATTTCTTGTTGAAGCTTAGCCTTAGCTTCCTCAGAAAATTCATCTGGGCTAATACCATCTCCTTCTATATCATTTTTTGATAATTGAGCTACAATAATCTTAGTCTGATTGTCTCTTATATTAGCTTGCTCTTTCTGCTCCAATTCAGCCTGCTTCTGCTGTAATTGAGCTTGAGCTACTTGCTGTTGAGCTTCAAGTTGCTGTTGTTGTTGCTGAGCCTGTCTTTCTCTAATATCTCTTTCATCTTTCTCAATAAGTCTTTGTTTCTCTACAAGAGAAGATGAAGTATATAGCTTAGTAATAGTAGAGAATGACAATGTCTGAGTCTGAAGAGCTGCCTGAGCCAATGTATCTAATTTAGCCTGAAGTTCCTGGGTTCCATTACTATTGTCTACCACTAAACCATAGTCAGCTTCAGCAAATTCATCACCATCAATTTCCATTATTCTTGTTGATGTATCAGATAGTATATACTGGAACTTCTTACTTCTTCCTTTCATTGCAACCTTAGCTGTTTCAAGAAAGGCTTCAAGTACTCTTTTCTTAACATCATCATGGATTACAAACAACCATTCAGTAATATGACTTGATTGAAGAGTAGCTCTTTCTACTCCACCAACAGTTTCTCTATTAGATATTTGCCCTTCCCTTTGTTTTGTGATACCAACAACCTCAGACATCTCTATCTTAATAAATTCAAGAAGATTTATCTGCTGTTGTATATAGTTTCCTATGTTAGTTTCTAATATACCTCTGCTTGCATTGTTAAGACCACCTGCAAGCTTTCCAGTGGCAGCACCTATATTACCTTCCTTAAAACTGTCAACTACTGCAATATGATTAGTTCTTGCAAAGTATATCCATTTTTCAACTTCCCAACCTCTTGGAATCTTAGCTAAATCAAGCTCAAGAATTGAGCCCCAATTTGAAGCAATAGCCTTATTTAATCTATCATGAATAGCATCATATAAATAATTATAAGGCTTCATCATATCTACAAGAGAGAAAGGTTTAGTATCATTAAGGTTATATACTGAACCAATAATACCAAAATGGCACCTTGATGGGTTACTAAGTCTATTGTACTGAATAACTCTTGGACCCATATCAATGAATATACCATCTTTTGCATCTCCAATCAATGTTCCTTGCCAAGCTTCATTTATCCAGAATGATTGTGACTCTTCCCCATTATCCTTATCTATTACATAATTCTCAGGATAGAAATCATAAGTTTCTTCCCCTGTCTGAGGGTCATAGGATTTAACCTTCAATATCTTCTTCTTGGACTTCCAGTACAATCTAAGTACTCTCAAGTTACCTGCAAGGTCATAAGGAAGTAAAGAACCAGCAACTCCTTCAGAGAATAATCCAGCAGGGTCAAAAAAGTATGAACCATCAGAAACAGTTACTTCATCTCCCATCATACTTGGGTTGACAAAACCAAACCTTTCATCTATATTGTCCATACTGTCAGTAGCAGCCTGACCTACATGGTCAGGAAGATTTTCTATATACTCTATATCCTTCTTGGTAAGAGAATCATAATAAGTATCAATTACTCTTCCTGGACTCCAGTAATCTTCAAGTATAATAATATCTGCATCCTCAATCTTATTACTGTATCCACTTTTGAATACTCTAATCTTTAGAGGATTAATTCTTTCAAGAGTTGGCTCACCACCTACAATATCACATTGATAAATCTCTTCACCAACTGCCATTGCATCCATAAAGCCCTGATTGAATATCAAAGGTATATTATACTCTTTAATATAATGATTAAGCAGAGCATTAGCTCTTATCTCTCTTAGGTCTTGCCACTCATAAGTATAATAATCATTAAGCTTCTCAAGCTTATTATTGAAATCATCCTCTGAAACAGAGTTATCTCTCATGAGCTCCTGAAGGTCTTGTAATAGGGTATTCTTCTTATTAGTCTCTATTTCAGATATTGCAGTTGGGTTTGTTACTACTACCCTGAAATCAAAAACTCTCTTTGATTCTTCACCCTTAAGTACATTCAACTTACTATTGATTATAGGATAGTGTTGCAGTCTCTCAGGTATATAACCTGCCTTAATATCATCAGGATTAATAATAATCTCAAGGTCTTGCATGTGCAATCTTCCATTCAATAAATCATAATTTATCTTCTTATGAATTACTGATTTTCTGACTAAATTATAATTGAAGAATGTCTTTTGGGCAGCCCAAGTAACACACCTCTTTCTCCATTCCTTTGTTTTTTTGCTAAAAGGCAACATTTGCCTTGGGAAATTTAAATCATCCATTATTCCCCCCTTTCTTTATATCTCCATTTGTAGCCATAAGCTGTCTTTCTTTTATGATTACAGCAGCAGCTAACATGGTGACCTTTTGCATTTAAAAATGTTTCTGCTTCTGTAGTTGAATTAAATTCTTTAAGTATCTCATTTGTATTTTTATCTATCATCAACACAGGTTTAGATAAACCTATTCTTATCTTTTCTATTATATCCTGAGATGGGGTTTTACCATAATTTGGATGAGAAGTCCCTGACTTAAATCCATACTTTAATAATTCTTTTAACCTCTTCTCTCTTTGAGTTTTCCAAAGGTTTATAGCTATTTCTCTTTGTTGTTGTACTCTTTCAGGAGAATGTTTCTTTCCATATTGAGAAGACAAAGGTCCTTTATATTTTCTTAGTTTATTCTTTGTTTCCTCAGACATTGCTTCTGAGCCTTCTCCTCCATTAGCTATATTATAACATATTCCTCTCTTTTTATATCTACTGATTAGTAGTTGCTCCTCTCTACAGGCTAACTCTTTACTAATATTTCTAAATAGGATTATATGTTCAAAGTTGTTCCAGCTATACTTATTTATAGCTGACTGAAAGTATGGATTGCTCTTATAGCCATAGTTCCACCTTTTCTCAGGATTAGTATAGTGGGTTATACCCACATATACTTTCCTATTTATCTTATTCTTATGAATATACACTATATACTTTCTTTCTTCCATTTTGCAAAAGTAAGTAAAAATCTCTACTTAACCAAGTATATAAGTGATTTCTTTATTGAAGTGCTTCATTCAAACTAAATTTACTGAATTTATTTGGGTCCTTATAATTAAGAGTGAAGAATTTATCATTTCCAAGATAATCCTTTGGTATTGAGCCCTGGTTTTCTGAAGGATTTCCCTGATATAATATCATCTTCTCTTCTCTATATAACATGACCATACCTAATGCCCTGATTCTATCCACATTTATCTCTGGGTTAAATGCAATTAACTCTTCAATTAATGCTCTATTTCTCAGGTTAAACAGATTATATGTAGTTACCTCTGAGCTTTCTATACCATTCTGCACAGTAAATGTTACAGGCTTCATTAGCCAATCTCTAATAAGATTATTGGCATACATATTAATAGCTGCTGTAGCATTAACACCTTTTTGGTTACTTCCAAAGTTATTGTACTTAATAAGCTGTTTATCTCTTAAATACTCAGGAGTATCAGCTAATAAATGAGTACAATTCATCTTCTTAAAGTAAGCAAAGATACCCTTTTTATTTGATTCATACAGACAGGTTGCATTATAAAATAAACACAGAAGTCTTACTATTTCAAAGTTATCATCTGCAAATGCCTGTCTACCAGTATATTCAGCTACAACCTTATCAGTCCATAAGTCAAGAACAAAGGTAGATGATAGAGATGAAGACTCAGCTTGGTCATTATCTACAGGGTCATGACCTATAATGTATCTTATATTTGGGACCTTTCCAGACCTATCCTTTTGAGGCATCTCAAAGATTTCTACAGCCCCAGGAGTATCATTCTCAACTCCATATTTTCTAATTGGGACATCATCAGTTAAGATAAACTCTACTCCTTCTTTACCCTGAACTAACTTACCTACATATACATCATCAAAGGCATGTACATCTTGGTCTATCTGACTTAATCTCTCTGTAAGAGAAGTGATAGGGAAGTAGGCTGCTTTAACTTTAATAATAGCTTCTGCTGGTGTAATAGGGTCCTCAGCAATTACTCTAAGTACTGATTGTGGGTCTGCACTATATTTAGCTTTATATCTTGCAAGAAGAACCTCTATAAGAGCCTTAACTACATCAGATACTCCATCTTCATTATAACAACCAGCTCTATTAATATAAGCAGGAAAGAAGTACCCAAAAGTAGATTTACCTTGCTTTGGTTTATCATATACATTATCAAGTGCATATATATTATAACCTTCAGGATTATATAACAGTGTTTTAGCAGAGGTAAAATCTGACTCTTTTTCACTGGCAGTACCTACAAGATATTGGCATGCAAAAGTATAATCACCATCCTCTACTGATTTCCTTGTTACATCATACAAAGAAAGAAGGTCTTTGAAGTTACCCATCTCTTCATATAATATCCAACCTCTCTTACCTCTTAACTTACTAGAGTCATCTTTAGCTGATACAGCCATTACTTGATTTAATGAACCTTTCTCAATGCCATATTCATCCTTATAACCCATCTGCCAAGACATCTCATTAGGAGAGTTCTTTAACATAAGGTGAGGGAAAGGGGTATTAGCAAAACTAAAGTTAATTGCAGGTTTGAACTTAGAAAGGGTACCATCCTTATCATCCTTCAAATATTCCTTCTGATAAGCTGTAAGCACTGTAATAACCCTTCTTTTGGACTCCTCACTTTCTCCAAGTATAAGATTATGTCCCATAATTGCAGAAAGAGAATATGATTTACCACAGTTATGGGTTTGTATAAAATCTCCTATCAGATATGAATTGTCTTTTGAGTCAACTGTAACACATTTACATCTTTTCTTTCCAATATACTCTATGTTTACAATACAAGTCTTCTCACACCTTGAGTTCCATTTAGAATTATCTATAAGTACTTTCTTTCTCTCTAAGTTAAATAATTCACTTCCTCCATAAATACTTATTTCATAAGTATTGAGACACTCTATGTAGCCTGTATCTGAGTTATATCCAGACTTCCTTACTGTATAATTACTGTTATATCCAAGGCTTCTTGCTACCTCAATAACATCTTTAGCTAATTGTACTGAGGAGGTATTCAATATTGGGATGTTGCCATGAATAGTTCCATCTGAATCTAATAGTCCTTTTAAAATGTTTAATCTTACTGTCCTACTATTATATTTATATAAATCAGGTATAAACTTATCCTCTGATTTTTTCATCCATAGACCACATTCATACAGGTACTTATTATCAAATCTTATAGCATAACTATATTCATCAGAGCCTATTTTATCAATTTGATAGGGTATATGTCTCTTATAGTTTTCTATATCAACTTTATGTGTAGTAAACATAACTTGATTCTTAAAACCCTTATTCCTAAAACTCCCATCCCCTAATAGTACTCCTAAAGTATAAGCATCAATAGGAATTTCCTTATTCTCCCACTCTACTCCACTATTTTTTGGAATGAAATATATATAAGCCTTTCCAGAAGGTATCCTTGAAGACTTCTTTCTGTTACTTATATAATGTTCATATAGATGCTTTGTATTTAAATGTAATACTTTTCCTGTATTAGCCCTTATTACATTCCATATATGGTCATCTGAAGCTTCCACTACTCTCCCATCTCTTAGAGTAATTCTATAGGTATCAGCAACATCATCAAAGGGAATATCTATAACTTCAGTAATATTACCATATGTTCCATATAAAGTATCTCCTACCTTTATATCTCCCCAATCCTTTACTCCTTCTGGAGTATATACTTTCTCACTATATGGGTGAGCACCTCTCTTTGCAAGTTCAATTCCATGATGACCTTTCTCTCTTGCCTGATACAAGTAATGGAATCTCCAATCTATGCCTTCAAAAAAGAAGGGAAAAGACTCCTTTCTAATGGCTTTCTTCTTCCCTTTCTCTACTACATTAACAAGCATAGGTTGATAGTTAAGAAGCCAATAATGATAGCCTGAAATCCAGGCTCCATCAGACTCCCTAACATAACCTTCCCAGCATCTTCTTCTCTCTTCATCCCAGAACTTTCTATACTCAGAATTGGGATTACTGTTAGGTTTTAGAAAGGTATAACATCCATGCTCCATATAATGAATAGCTGCTTTTCTAAAGTAGTTAGCATCTGTCATTATAGGAGGATTAGTAACATCTACAATAGCTCTCCCCTTTTCATCTCTTGGTAAATCTTTATAATAGGGTCTGTTAGGAGATATTAATCTCTTGACAAACTCTACACTACCAAGAATCTCAAGTAATTGCTCCTGAACCTCCTGAGGAAGGGTATTCATTAGTTCCTTAGTTAGTTCAGTCTGATATTTATTCATTGCTACCATTGCATAACTCCTTAAAGTTTTGTGTATTAATATACTCCAGAAGAGATTTGGTAATAGAAGTGGTTAGGAGGGAAAGAGCTTTAGTTTCTTCTGCATCAGTAACAATTCTATTAGAATACTGAGCACCAAATGCAGGTATCTTTTCACTCTTACTTACAAACCAAACTTGCATTCTATAAGTCTTCTGTGACTTAACTACAGGGTTAGTATCTATTATCTTATGTAATACAAAGTATCCCTTTCTTCTATTAGGAAAGCCTTCATAATATACATTAAGTCCTTCTACTATATCATTTATTTCCATAACTATTTATAATTAAGTGCATATCCTAAATAGGATTTCTTATTTACATGGGAGTACACTATAAATTTATTATCCATAAATACCTAATATACAATGGGTTAGAGGTCCTCATATATTGCTTTTTCTTGTGCTCCTCTAACCTTATCATTTTGTGCAAGTTCCTTAATAAGTGCTCTTTCAGCTTCATCAAGGTCTTTAATTAAAGAAGGTATTTGTTTAATAGTAGCTGTTACTGTATTTAAGGTATATACAGGCTTACCTTTATCATCTTCTTTAGTAAGGTCAATATCTCTTAATAGTTGTCTCAACTTGTCTACTGCAAGTCTTGTATCTTCAAGAAGTAATGCTGAAGTTGTTTTAAAACTTGCATATAATTTCATTGCTTCTTTAACAGTAGTATCAGGTTCCCAGTTAGGTTTTAAGCCTTCTCCTTCCTTAATGGATTTAGACCTTTCTTCTCTATCAACTATATATTGATAGTCACTCCTTGGGTCTTCCATAAAGTAACAGTACCCAAGTTCCATTATAGCTCTTTCTTTTGATGCTGACTTATCTCTATTCCATACTTGTCTAAATGCTTTAAGTGCCAGAGCCTCTTCTGAGATTGTAAGGTTATAACCTTCATATAAATAGTTTCATATCCTAAATAAAAAAAAAAAGCCTGCCTTAATTAGGCAGGCTTAAAATTAGTTCAATTCAAGCTTAGGAGTGTCAACCACAATGGTTGGATTCTCATCAAACTCCTCAATCTCTGCAACATATTTGATATCATTGTCAAATAGATATAGGTGAGGAACACCTTCAATATCTATTATATCAAACTTGTAACCTTTTACTGGATTGTCTTTAATAACTCCATCTTTAAGAGTACCTTCTCTATGCTCTCTTACTTCATATCTTTTAGGGTTAATAAATACTGTATCTCCTACTTCAATACCTTTCACCATTGGTCCAACAGCTACCACAGTTTGGAACTCTTTAATTGTTCCTGATTTTGAGGCATCCAGTAGAGTTGTTCCTTTAATATATTGCTTGTCATCATACTTGTTCATGGTAGTTACAAGACCATTGAACATTGGTTTAATCTTCTTTACAGTTATCATTTTTTAATTGTTTTAACTTCTCAAATCTCTTCTTAACTCCCATCATTCTATCATAAGTACATGATAGTTTACCTATTGAAGGTATATTAAAGTTAGTTCTTAACTTATCAAACTCTTCTTTAGTAAGGTCTTCCTTTAGTGGCAAGGATTTTATGGACTCCCTTATAAACTTCCAGTAAGATTCATAGGCTTCTTTTACCACTTCTACTGGTATTCCAAGTTCAACAGATACCTGTCTTAATGCTTCTGAATATATCATTGAAACTCAAAAAATAACATTAATTTAAATGAACCTGTATCTTCATCCATATTAGGAATAAACCTTGGATTAATCTTTCCATCAATAATAATCCTATTCTTTCTGAACTTACCCATGATTACTTGAAAATGAGCTGGAGAAATATTACATTCCTCTCTTACCTTTCTCTTAGTATCTTCATTCATTGTAATCTGGTCAAGTACTTCTGGGTCAGTTATAACCTTACTTAACTTGTATCTTGTTCTCACAAAAGCTGTTATAACTTCCATTTCTCTTTCTGTAAGATTATGAAATGGTTGTAGAAACTCAAACCAATATTTAAAGAAATTCCCATCAGCCTTGCAAGGAATCCTAATTACTCCATCTGCTCCCTTGCCCATACTACCTCCTTATTCTTTATTCTCTTCAGGAGCCTCTTTTTGCTCTGTAGGTTCTGCCATAAGAGACTCAAATTCAGAAGTACATTTCTTGATAAATTCTTTATCCAAAGGCAAATCAGGAGTAGTAATAATTCTCCATAGCCATTCAAGTCTCTTGAAGAAGTTAGATAGATTAGCTTCTTCTAAACTTTTAGCAAGTTGCTGATTCTGTAAATATAACTGTCTTGATTGCTCTGAAACCTGATGTAGAGCATTCTTTAACTCTTCCTCATTAAGAGGTTGTCTCATCTTTAATGCTGATGTATTTTTATCCATTCTTATTACTTGTTAAATAACTTCCACCATATCTTTGTCCATATAATTTCTCCCAAGCAAATATACTGGAAGAATCCATCTCTGTACTTCCACACTTAGTACAATAGTCAGTACCATCTGCACTTCTTATTGCTAAAGATAAGCAATGATGACAGTAGATAACTGGTTCAGCATTATAATCAACCTTATTTTCATCTTCTCCCTTATCCATAATATTGCTTAGTTATAATATACTAAATATATTTGTCCTCCAAGAGGGAACATACTAACAATGTCCTCCTTATTAATCTCAAGCTCAATAGCTTGTTTTATAACATCTCTAACTGTTGTACCTACAACAGCAGTAATCACTTTTCCATTCATTCTTAGTGTATTTAATTAATTGGGGGCAAGCAAGGAGTCGAACCTTATCTTTAGCCTATGAAACTAATGTGCTACCATTACACCAACTTGCAAGAGCAGATAGAGAGACTCGAACTCTCACCTAAAGATTGGAAGTCTATAGTACTAACCTTTATACTATATCTGCATTTTAATTATTTGAGGGAATGCCCAGAATTGAACTGAGAAATCTGCTTTACAAGAGCAGTGTTTTACCATTAAACTACAAACCCATTATGGTATCTCAAGAGGGGGTCAAACCCTCACTTTTACAGGGCTTAAACCTGTTGTGTCTACCAAGTTGAACCATTGAGACATCATTCAGTCAGCATGAACCTAAATACATACTGATTAATCTTTAGTATGAATGTCTCTGTCTCAGATTTAATACCAGCACATATAGTTGTTTCTGGTATTCCATCATAAAACTCTTTAGTCTTATACTGTACATACTTCATGAGTTCCTTTGTTGAAGTAGCATTGAAAGGAGTACCATGAACTGTATTAAAGTCAAAAGAAACTCCAGTAATACCCATAGCTGATTCAGCTACCAAGTCTTGAAAATCACTTACTTCTTCAAGGAAATCATCTAAGTATAGATGTGCCCCTCTTTTATCTCTGTTTGGAAGTTTGAGAGAAGCCCAATGTACATTCTTAGTTTGAGTTTTAATACCCTCAAGAACATTCACATATTCATGAAAGAATCTGAATAAACCAGCATCCTTATCTTCTTCCATTACTGTTTCTTCTCTTTGAAAACCTTCCAATAGATTATCTCCAAATGTATCTATCATATTGTTTTAATTTGATGTTACAAAGATATGTATTATAATTTATATATGCAAGTAAATCTGCATATTTTTTTTTTGTACCCTTACTACTGCCTTATGAGAGCAGCCTTCTACCTATTGAAGTATATCAGAATGTAAGTTGGTACACACAGAATTGAACTGTGATTGTATCCTTATCAGAGATGTTTTCTAACCTTTAGAAGATGTACCAATTTAAGCATACCCTAATAGAATCGAACTAATGACCTTCACTGTGTAAAAGTGCTATTCTAAACCACTGAACTAAGGAGCAATGTAGGACACTTAAGGTGTGCCCAATACCTGTAAAAAAAAAAACAAACATTATGAAAACATGAAACAGTGGATACATGTGGGACTTGAACCCCAACTTCACAGTGCAAATGTGATGTGTTAGCCAATTACACTACATGACCCATTTGTAGAGTAGAGAAGACTCGAACTTCCAATTTCTGCATCCCAAATGCAGGGGGTTGACCAATTACCCAACTACTCTATATTGCGGAGGATATAGGATTTGAACCTATACATCCTTTAAGACTACTGACAGTTTAGCAAACTGCTCCCTTACCATTAGGGTTAATCCTCCATTACTTGGGAACACTATCAATCACTATAGTATTTATCTTAAATATGTGGAGAAATGAGGTCCCGACCCCCAGCCAAATAAATGACCACTTTGTTTTCAAGACAAGTCCCAGTCCTACTAAGTTATTTCTCCATTTGCCTACTCAACTCTTTGAGATAGGACTTAGTTCAGGGCAGTCTATGAGGGAATTGAACCCTATCCTTCTTCTTGACAGGAAGATATGCAAAACCATTACACTTCATAGACTAATTAATCCTTTCTCTATCATTATATGATGATTAGGACATAACCATACTAACCCACCATTTTGACTATCCTATCTTCATAGACCAGATAGTCCACTCTTTAAAAATCATGAAACAAAAAAAAAATCCACCTTCAAAAGTACCCCATTAAGGACTCGAACCTTATCTAAAACTTTAGAAGAGTCTTGTGCTTCCATTACACCAACAGGGCATTTATTGTTGTTCCAGCAGGAATTGAACCTACATTACTTGAGCCAAAATCAGGTGTAATAACCATTATACTATGGAACAATGTTCTTATCTTCTAATCATGATGCAAAGATAAGTCAAATATTTGATATATGCAAATCTTTCACTAATTATTTTCAAGATGGTATGAAAATACTCCAGAAGTGAATTAAGATAATGGGCTGAATTATTATCTGAATTATTATCTTAATTAAATACCCATTATCTTAATTAAATACCCATTATCTTATTAGCCCATTTTTCAGTATAAAAATGATAATAATTATATTTTCCATTCTTCCAACAACATCCAATATAATTATTAAGCCAAGCATGTAGTATAGAGGGAATACCAATAACCAATAAATATAAAGGACCAAGTATCTTACTCTGCTTTACATGACCACATTCATGTTTTATAACTATTTCTTTGTCAATGTAATCTTGATTAATAAAGATATATTTCCCAAGAGATACACCACCCTTAGTTTTCTGCAAATATACTTTAGCACCTACACTCCTTGAGTCATTATTCTCTATAACACATATTCTATTATCTTTAGATATAGACCTATAGATTATACCACATAAATTCTGTGGGAATTGCCACAACCAAAGTAGAAAACTAATTAACCATTTCATACCTTATATCTCTCTACATCTAACATTCTTGAACTAACTCCATGTGCATAGTATCCCCTATCATTGTTATTTACTGATATACAGATAGCACCTTCACACTTAACAATGTTTACATTCTTAATAACTTCTTCAATAACTCTTTTCATATTTGTTCTTTAAAGTGTATAACAATCCCTTAAGCAGATTGGTTCTCTGCCAGAGTAAAGTTTCCAGTACCCCTACCATGACACTTCATTACAGGCGGTTAACCCCAAAGAGCACTTTACCCTCAACCTTTTCTCATATACATAGGTGTGCTACTGTAACTTATAATCAAGGCATTTTTTAGCAGGATTTTCACCTCATCCACAGGCATACCAGCCTTTATATAAGCTCCCTATTTATGGGAGAAGTGGATTACTACCCTGTCAGCTCCAAAGTCTGAACTTCTGTAAGGGATTCCTTTGGAGGAGAAATTAGATGTATAGTTCTAATTCTGGTGCAAATATACAAAAAATAAATGATATATCCAAATCTGAGATTATTATTTTATGAAAGTTTAACTATTGACTATATAATATGTTGTTCTTTTAAGGTTTTTAAACATCTTGCAGTCCATTCTACTAATGGTTCATCATTATTACAATTCATATATTGTCCAGTTTGGAATATAGAATGTACTATCTCATGTAGAACAGTAAGTTCAATTTCATCCTTTGAAAGTTTACTACCATCAGGCTTCTTTGTGCTAATGGTTATTACCCTTGAAGGACTTTCTGTTTCTCCAAATAACCACTTATCATTTTCACCAACTACTTCATCTACAAACTGTATTTTCCAAGTACTCCCAAATAAATTATAACTCTTCTCTTTCATACTTTTAATTTTTGGTCAAAGATAAGTATATAGTAGATATTATCCAAATAATTTAATTTTTTCTTTAATTTTTTTTTTTCTAATTTTTTTTTTCTAATTT